GCCAGCATGGTAGCTACGGCCAGTTCTGGACACTAAGACCGGGCTGAAAGCCTTATCCCATAAGCCCTTCCTAGGCGATTTGTCTTAGGGTTCTCTTAAGCTCGAATGTGTTTTGGCGTGGATCGCGGTGTTCTTGAATTCGGAAATACACCCATGAAATCAAGGGGATATTGGAGTGAGGTGGATGCGAGTGTTTAGGCGTGTCGCACGTTTTGTTGGTAGCTAGACTGGTAGCTTTGGCGCGCGAATAATCAGGGCTCACACTTAAGCGCAACCATCATGCCCCGTCTTTATCACGCCCTCGATGATCTTCAGCTACGCCGCTGGCTTGCCGCCAAAGAGCCGATTTCTCGGGCGGATGGTGATGGCCTCACGTTCACGCTTTCGGAGTTTGGAACGGCTTCGTGGATTCTGCGGTATAGCCGCGGTGCGCGTCGACGCGAGGTGACCCTTGGCAATTATCCAGACATGGGCTTGGCTGAAGCTCGAAAGCGTGCGCGCGCGTTACGGGTCCAGATCGACGACGGCGAGGATCCGGCCGCGAGCAAGAAGGTCGAGAAAGCGCGGGTGCGCAAGGCAATGTCGGTCGATCAGCTATGCGATGACCTCATCGCGAAACGATTCCCTGATCTTTCCAAGAACAGCGTGGAGCTGTATGGGGCTTTGATCGATGGCGTGATCCGCCCGAAGTTGGGCTCTCTCGATGTGGAGCAGGTCACGCCGGCGGACATCGTCTACTTGATCGAGCACTGTGGGCGCCCGTGGTCCGTGTGCGATGTATTGATGATCGTGCTTCGCAATCTGTTTGGACATGCCGTATCGCGTCGCCAGATAAATTTCAACCCGGCCGTCGGGATCAAGCTGAAATCCGTGCTGGGTAACGCGCCTCCGCGGCGCAAACGGATCATGCTGTCAGAAATGGAACTTCAGACGTTGCTCGTCGATATCGACGGACTGCTGGGCAGGACGAACGGCCTGATGTTCCGGATCCTGCTTGCGACGTGCGTGAGGTCGATCGAACTGATTACGGCGGAGAAGGAGTTGATCGATCTGGAGCGGGGTTCGTGGCGCATCAGGACTGAATCCACGAAGACCCGTCAAGAATTCTTGGTCCCGCTCGCGCCTTCCGTCGTTGAGTGGTTTCACGAGCTCATCGCGCTGTCAGGAGATTCGAAGTGGCTGTGCCCCGCCAGGCAGCGGCGTAGCAAGAATGGACATGTCAGCAGGGTGGTGCTCCAGGGGGCGATCAGGAGCGCGTTCAAAAACAAGGGGCTCGAGATCCGCAAATTCACGCCGCACGACACGCGCTCGACGGCCAAGGGGCACCTGCGCAACATGGGCTTCTCGCGCGAGATCAGCGAGATCGCCTTGAACCACAAGATCCCCGGCATCGAGGGCGTCTATGACGTGCGCGAGGAGATCCCGGAGCGCCGCGCCGCGATGGAGGCGTGGGCCCAGTTCATCCTGGAGTGCAGCGGCGGCAAGTCGCCCGATCAGGGGAATTCGACGAATGTGGTCCAGTTCCGGCCACGCCGGGCGGCGTAGGATCTGCGGCGAATATGCGCTCTATTCGCCGCGTGTTTTGCGGTGAATAAATGGCTAGAATTACTGTATATCCATACAGTATTCGGGGCGCGAAATGTACGACGACAAGCCATGCCAGAAGTGCGAGTACTACGGCGGCGTTGCCTGGAAAGGGCCACATACCTTCTGTCTCCACCCGGGCGTCGGGCGCATGGTCCAGGCTCGCCCTGAAACGGGTTGCGCGTTCTATGAGCGGAAGAGGAAGAAGGTCGCGGATTGCCGGGCCGCGGTGGGAATGGATCGATAGGAATGGTTGACGCGCAGCCGGTATCGGCTGGCTAGAGAGGGGTACGGTAGCCCAGAATACAGGCTACCGGTTGTAATGCGAAATTACAGTGTGTAGTTTGTTAAATCACAGGAGTCGCTTCACCGGCGGCGATCTTCTCGCACCTCGCCTGAACGAGATCGATGTCGTGGTCTGCGAAGCTTCCGAGACCAGGCCATTGGCTCGCTGGGATCGTCGCAAAGCCCGAACTCTTGAGCCATATGTGATCCTGCTGCGGGCGCGCTTGCCAGAGCGGATCGATCCACGGCCAGGCAGCCCATGAGTCCCGGCCGTTCAAGACACACACCATCCCGGCGAGCTCGGCCGCATACGTCGCGTAGTACTTCGCGTTCGCGAACTTCGGCGCCTCAAAACTCCAGAGGACTCCGATCTGTGCAGCCGGGATGAAGAGCGGCGTCAGGTGCGTACGGGCCGCGCCGAGGCTGTGACCGCATACATTGAATACAGCCCCCGATGGCGCGACTGACAGTGCCCAGTTCCACACTTCCTGCATCCCCGAAATCACACCGTCAGTGACACAGCCGCCGTTGACTGGATGCGGCACGAGCGAGACGTCATCGAAGATGTCCGCCAGTTTCAGGCTCGACGCACGCGTGCCGCTGATGCTGAGATGCGTGCGGCCTGCGGTGTCGACGGACATGACCGCCTGATTGTTTGAGTCGCTGTAGATCGAATTCCAAACATCGCCTAGTGCTTCGAACGCCGCCTTGGATTGCACTGGGTCGATGATGTAGGCGGCGTTGGCCCGCTTCGCCGCCAAGGCAATCGCGGACCAATCCATCACTGGCTCGCTGCGACAGGTGTGGAAGCGGCAGCGGTGCCAGAAGCGGCAGTAGCCGTCGCGGCCGGCGCGAGGCTGATCGCCACATTGAACGCGAGCACGCCTGAATCGATTGCCGCATCAGCCGCGTTCTTCTTGTCCTGCGACAGCGACGAAGCATCGATGAACGTCTTGACGAGCGGCAGCGTCACGTTGACGACGTTTTGCAGATTCGCGGTCGTGATCGTCGCGCCGGCCGCGCAGACTTTGTCGACTGCGGGCTGGACCGTCTTGGTAAGCGTGTCGGCCGCGCCGCCAGTGAAAACACCATCTCCTTTCAGGATAGCGATTTCGCCATTGGCAGCGCCGCAGGCGATAGCAACCTGTTGAGGAAAGGTCAGCGTGGGGACGGTCGGCGCCGAACCGCTACAACCAGCGAGGAGAGCGACAGACGCGACGGCGCTTGCCGCGAGAGCAGCATAGAAACGCATGAAGATTCCTTGGATTAGGGTGCTACCTTGATGACGGCGGCAGCAGTGTTGGAGACCGCACCAGCAACTGCGGCCACGGCAGCGGTATTGGCTTGGATGGGCGCGGTTGCGCCGACACCGTTCTCAGCGAAGTCCAGCGTGTAGCCGTCAGCGGTTTTCTGGACGTGCACCGTTACGGTCGAGATGTCTTTGCTGTTCTCGATCGTGGCGGCGCAGCACAGAACCTGCTTGGAGGCTTCGTCATAGAACGGGCGAATGTCGTAGGACGCCTGCCCGGCACATCCGCTAAGGCATAGAGCAAGCAGGGCGGCGCGGATCATTAGTTGACGATGGTGGTGGGCGCGGCTGCCGGTGCGCTCGGTTGCGTGGGTGCCTGCGAGTTCGTGCGCGATGACACGGCGACGTGAACAGTGCCCAGTGCCGTGATGGCTGCGACGACGATGCCAAGCAGATCACTCAGTTTCGAGATGAACGCGTTGATATCGGTCTTGCCGTGGTAGGCAAACACGCCCCATACGGCCAACAGCGCAGCCGCGAGGATCACCAGCGCGACGTAGGCCAAGAGCTTTTGAGTGTTTCCGTTCATTGACTACCTCATAATTCGAACGTGGAAAGCAACGGGCACGTCGACGAGAACTTTCCTGCGTCGGCGGCACCACCAAGGAAACCAGCGCCGCGCCCAGACCATTACGCGTTCACCGTGACGGTGATCACGTCGGGCACGTCGACCAGTACGGGTGCCGACACGGTGAATGCGGCCGACGTAGCGGGATCGCCGAGTGCGTTGCCGGATGCGTCGACGGCTTGCGCGATGGCGGTGTAGGTGCCCGGAGCGACATCTGCGAACGAGGCAGAGTAGGGCGCTGCGCCAACGGTCTGCGGCGCGATGCTGCCGTCCGACAGGCTGAACTTGATGCCGGCCGGAACGGTACCGGCGGGGAAGACTTGCTGCTTGGTCGAAAGCGTAACGATGACGGTGGACATAAGTACTCCGGAAAAAGTTGAGAAGGCCCCGAAGGTCTAGCTAGCTGTCCGAAAGCGGACGCCGCTTTATCTTTTCGCTCCACTGCGATGCATCGGCGCGAACGGTGGTGTTGAAGCTCTTGAATGATCCGAGGTGTCCAATGAAAAGATGGCAGTTGACGCCATCCTTCTTGGCCTCGCAGAGCGTGATCAGGTTCTTCGGATCAAGTTCGAGATCCGGATGCAGATGAAAAGGGCGGATGTGATGAACTTCAAGGTTCTCGGACCCACCACAGACTTCGCAGACCGGATGCAATTGGAGGTGGTCGGAGCGGACCTTCGGCCAGTGAGTCGAGCGCGCAGCGCTGACCGGATGCTTGCCTTTGGCAGCATCGATGAGATGGCGAACGATGGGCATAAAAAAGCCCGCTTTGCGCGGGCATAGTGGAGAATCAGGGGACTACGATCACACCGGTCGGAGGTACGTCAGCGTAGCCAACGGGCGTTTGATGAATGCCATCACCCGTGTATCCAGGTGCTTTCCAGATACCGGTGTTGTGCGCCGTTTCAAATACACTTGAAACGTCATACACATTGTCAAAGATGCCGTTGACGTTGCGTAGGTAGTTGTTGAGTTGACGGCGCGATGGTTCAACAAGCGTACTGGCAAGCGTCTGATTCTGTACAGTCGCCCATCCGTCCGTAGACGTCGTTTCCCCCATCATCGTGGTCTGGTTGAACCACTTGCCAGGGAACTGCCCTCGAATCTCCTGCATCCAGTTGAGGATCTGTTGAGGCGTCGAACCGCCGTTGAACAGATCGTTCACGCCATAGTTCTGGAAAATATGGCTGCAATACGCCTGAGCGATGGCGCGGCGCTGGACCATTCCGCCATTCGAGACCGATGCGATGGTTTCGAGCCCGCGCGCCAGGTTCGTGTATGCGCGCGTAGGTCCAATTGAACGTGCCGTTTCTCCCACATCCATCGATGTCGCGAATGCGTCGTACCAGCCTTCGTTGCGGCTATCACCAAAGATTGCGATGGTCGGCACAGCGACACCCGTGGCCCATACCGCAACCGGCGCGGTGAAGGCGAAGCTATCCGTGCTCGTGAACGTGCCAGGAGAGCCGGTCAGATCGGTGATGCCGCTGGTCCCGTACTGGAAGCATGTTCCGTTCGCGGTGTTTGCTCCGATCAGCGTACTGAACGACGAAAGAGGCATCGTCGTGCCCGTCGTCGTGCTGTACTCGCGGATGTAGAACAGCGCTCCGGACGGAATCGTCGTGCTCAGGGTGATTTCGTCACTTTCGAGCGACGAAAAATCGTAGACCGTGCCAGTCGGCTGACCACCGAACGTGATGTTCCCAACAATCGCGCCGTTGTATTCGACGGTGCACTTGGTCGTTCGGTCTGCGCCGATCGGAAAGTCCCCGCCGTTCGCGTACCACTGCGGAATCGTCACGCCCATGTGCGAAATGCTCTGACGCGCAACGACCGGATACCGCGACATAAACACCGTCGCGTTCATCGTGGTCGATGGCGATTTGCCTCGGGTCGCCACGAGTCCCTTGTACGTCATTCCGGAAACCCACTTCGCAGCCGCGCCCGGAACGCCTTGCGAGCCTTGAGGGCCCTTGTATGAAGTGCCCGCTGGCCATGCGTTGTTAGCCTTCGGCCCATACATCACAGAGTTCGTGACGTCATTGGCGAAGTCGCCATTGACACCGAGCGTGCTCGACGGGGCGCCAGTGGTGGGCCAGACGGTATTGCCGTTTGTTCCATTCGCACCAGTCGCGCCCGCAGTGCCAGGAATGCCCTGAGGGCCGGGAATGCCAACAACAAGTGTCATGTGCGCCTCAAATAGAAAAGGCCGCCCGGAGGCGGCCTAGCAGCAAGCGTGAAATTTCAAACGTCGAGATTGAGATAGAGCTTTCCGCTGCACTCGCGTACAACTGCGCCAGCGGCGTTCGTGACCTTCAGCGTGTAAATGCCCATCTGGAAAGATGTGCCAGCGGTCGAAAGCGGCTGCGGCAAACCGTTAGCAGTGAAGGTGGATGTCTGAGATGCGGGCATATTCCAGGAGACCGAACCAGCCGCCGCATCGATTACGAGCGTTTCGGAAGCAGTAGAAAGCTGGAAAATGATGGTCGGCGACCCGAGATAGGCCACGGCCGTCATGACGGCAGAGCAACCGCTCAAGTTGACCGCATTTGCTGGATTGGTCGGGTTGCTCGAATTAACAGGGTCGTTCTGGTCGAAGATGGTGCATTGCCAATTCGCGCCCTGGTAGATGATGAAATCGAGAACGTCATCCACGATCACACCTCGTCGTGGTGGATGGCTTCGGTCGGCGAGAACTGATATCCCTCGACCTCGTACTTCTGAGCGATCCAGTCCGGGAAGGGAATCGTGTGAATGCCTGAATCGGCCATGGTGTGGAACCGCTTGCCTATCAGCAGCCCGTTCACGGTCATGTCATCGACGAACAGATACGGATCGACAGGAATCAAGTAGTGCGTATCTGGATGCAGCGGCGTCTCGGCTGCGATGGTCATCTGCTTTGCACCTTCGAAGAAGCGATTCCAATCGAATGCCTGTGCATGCGGGCCCCAATGACCTGCCTTGCAGTCGTTCGCGAATCGACTCCAGTCGGTGCAATCTGCGAAGCACCGCTCTATCGGATGGTGATGGGCCTCAAGTGGAGCGCCGAGCTCTTCAGCCGTCATGCCGGAGATGAAACAACGGCCGCCTTCACGCTCTATCAGTTGCTTTCGCGAGTGCTCGAAGAGTGCGGTCGCCTTGCGCTCTTCGTGTTGCGGGATATTGACCTCGACGGTCAGGGTCTCTTTCTCGGTGTGCGCCTTCGTGATCTTTTGCAGGCCTTCGCTCGCGCACTTGCTGCATGGCTCCTCGAGCCGCGTCCCATGGCTACAGCGGGTCGTCATTGCGACCTCCAGAAATGAAAAAACCCGGCGCGCGGCCGGGTAGGGGATTGATTCGAGAGCGGTCTTAGAGATCAGGCAGATCTACTGTCTTATTGGCGAGCTCGTGAGTGCTATCGCCGAGGAATATGATCTGGCCCGGCGCCGCGCCATTGCATCCGACGAATGAGTGGCACACGTGCTTCTTCGCCGGGACGTCATCGCCTTGCCACTCGTCCCACGTGCTGAGAACGCTGGGCGTGAACGAAGGCTTCTCCATGTCGCCGTTAAAGCCCCAGTGAGGCTTGCCAGCAACGTGAGGCGATTCCTCCGTTTCTCCCGGAGGCAACCAGTTCACCGGCAGGATGTGCGCACCCGAGCCGCGCGTGTTGACATCGCAACCGGGGCACGTCCAGTGGATGCCGTAGAAGCGACCTTGCGTGTCGCGGACGATCTTCGCTTTCCTCATGCGAGAGTGCCTCCGGCTGCGGTGTAGTAGCTCTGAAGCAGCGCGATCGCATTCTGGTGCTGGCCATAGTCATTGCCTGGGAGGCTGGCCCAGATGCGCGAGCACAACGCGACGGCATGCGCGAAATTGCCTGCGTCGATGAACAGCAGCGCATTGCATTCGCGGATCTGCTGCAGTGCGATCTTGTCTTGCGAGAGAGGGCCGAAGTCGGGCAGGTTGAGCATCTTGCTGTAGCTCCCCCAATACCGGTACAAGAGCTGGTAGCGCCCGGCCGCAGTGGAGTTGAGCGCTTGATTCAGAATGTCGGGGTGCGTCGCGTAGCTCGAGAACGTCAACGGGTGTGCGGGCGTTGAACCCACGAGCACGTTGTAGCCGTTCTGGGTTTCTGCGAGGAGGGCCGGCCCAATTTCCGAGTTGGCGATCGCATCGAGGAAGGCGCAGCGATTCGCGCCACCTGCCTGCGCGGGTGTGATCGTCGGCATCAGAGCACCGCCAGTACGAGCTTGAGCGTGTCAGCGAGCCACGTTGGAAAGTGGCCTTGCTCGTGGTAGGAAATAAGGGCAATCAGGACCAGCACGGCGATCAGAAAGCTGGCCGCCGGAACCAGAACCTTTCTCAGCAGGAATGTCCACGCCTCGGCCATCCGGCAAAAGAAGCGCACGGCCTTCACGCCGCCGTTCCACATCGAGACGACGTCTTCGGTTCCCTGTGCAACCTTGTCGAGCTTCCCGACTATCCCGACCATCGTTTCGTCCTGCTGCTTGAGGTGCGCCGTGATGCCGGACAGAGCATTCGCGATTTCGGCGAAACGCTCGTCGCCGCGCTGTAGGCGTTCATTGATCACGTCGATCTCGCTCATCAATTCCCCGGAAATGAAAAAGCCGCCTCGAGGGCGGCTTGCGGTAGGTATAGGCGTAAAAAAACCGCCCGAAGGCGGTCTCGTGGGAATCTGTTTTTTATCGAATCGATCCGATCAAGCAGAATTTCCCACGCGAATACAGATAGACGGATGTCGGCTCACTTCCTGCGCGCGAGTAAGCCCACCACCCTCGTTCGTTATCTTTCGTGAGACCAGCGCTCACAAGATCGGGTCTCCAAGCGCCGACAAGACCAAGCCCAACCGTTTTCCCAGCGCCATCGACGAGCACAACCTTCTCGCCGTCGCCAAGTGCCCAACCGGAGACAAACGCACCGTCGCGGTGGTCGACGATGCCGTGACAAAGCGAGTCATCGCGCATCGAAACATCGAAGCGGATTTTCTCGTTGAGCCATGGCTTGTTGAAGATGCCCACCCGATGCTGTTGCGCCCAATCGAAGTTGATGCCATACCAGTAATGATCCGGATAGAGCACGCGACCATCGATCGACGGCTGGTCATATCCCTGTACCGTTTCGAGAAGCGCCAGCCGGCGCAGCAGGAGATCATCACGCTGCCCGAAGGCTGCCATCTGGTATGGAGCGATCGAGGCTATGACTGCGACTGCCATAACGCCCGCTACGCTCTTTGATAGCGGGACGGCATATGCGATGATCATCGACCACAGAATGAGCGCTGCGATCGAATAGCGGCTCGCGGTTGCGGCGTCCGCTCCATCGGCAGCGCGGCCGTGCGCTGCAGCAAACGCGGAGAGCAGCAGAAACACCAGCACGCCTGCAAAACGCTCGTCTCCGTAAGTCGCTGATATCAGCATGAAGTAGTAGCCCGCAGCAATCGCGAATGCTCCTAGCAGACCGCAGGCGAGAAAGCTTCCGGTAAGCGGATAGATGGGCTGGCCGAAGAACATGCATACGAACACCAGCAGTTTCCACGCGTTCGTCGTCGGCGAGTTATGCGCCATGAAATCATAGTGGTAGAAGTAGGCACCCCATGTCACCGCGCCGACTGCGACGATATATGCAGCATGCTTAGGCTGGCGCCGTATGACGGCTTGCACGAGGAGCGCTGGGAATACGAGAATGCCGTTCGCCATGGAAAGGCTGGCAACGATGGCGGCAGCGAGCGCACCGACGACCGATCTACGGTAGAGCATGAAGGCCAGCAGCGCGAAGAAGTAGACAAAACCAATCTGGACGGCGAAGCTCCACGTCAACATCTCCTGCTGGACCCACGAAAACATCAACGCTGATGCAAGTAGCATCACGACGGGCCCTTTCCTATGCGAAATGAGCCATACGATCCCGGCCTGCAAGGCGATCTGGCATGCCACGATGAAGATGTGAAGTCCGCCGAACATCTTCCAGTCAACGAGCGCAACTAACTTGGTCGTGACGATGCGGTGGTCTACGTGCTGAAGCCAGATCTGCGAGAGGGGGGCCCCACCGATGGTACGGAAAAGGCCAATGTACCCGTCCCACTCGTCAAGGTAAGGGACTGACGAAAAATGGTGCACTATCCCATAGAGCGTGGTTCCGACGAACCACGTTGCCAGCGCAACCGAAACCACAACGACGATTGCGCGGGCAACGCTTTCTGATAGCCTGCCCAGCCCCGAGGCTGTTACGTTGCTTGACATTCTTGTTCTCCTTTTGACGGCAAGATACCAAAAGGAGAATCGGACGTCTATCGATCGAGCTTACGGGATCCGCGTGATAGAAAGCGTATTGACGTTTGCCGTAGTTGACAAAGCGATAGCGCTACCTGACGCCTGATAAGCCTGGACTGTAATGGTCTGGCCCGACGTCATTGCCAGGACGGCTGTTGCGCGCACGACTCGGATCAAGGACGTTGCGGTTTCAGCGAAGTACTGCCCGTTCGCCGCCACGCTGCCGTTGTTCAGGATCGTCACGCTGTACTGATTGCCCGCGCCGGTCGCGGCGGCTGCGAAGGCGATCTGCACTGAAACAAGATAGTAGCCGGTCGCAGGCGCCGTGAATGTGCCAGTCGATGCGTTGAAATTGGTGTTGACGCGATCGTAGGTTTTCGTCCATCCCGTGACCGTGGTCGCACTGTTGTTTGCGATCGACTGCCCGCCCGTATTGGTATAGAGCAGTGCGTCATTTGCACTGGCATTGAGCGTTGTGAACGAGCCGGTCGTCGCAGTGAGAGCACCCGTTGAGAATGTCCCAGAATTCGTCAGATTGCCGTTGTCGCACAAGCTCAAGAGTTGTGTAGTCAGCGCGGCATTCTCGATGTAATAGCAGTTGCTCAAGACGCCTATCGTCTTGCTGCCGCCAACGCCGTCGAACATCTGCATCGACACAACATCGCTGGTACTGATCGGCATGTCGAAGCCGGTAAAGCCGCCACCGCCGAACTGAAGCAGATGCTGCCATTTGCCAGTTCCGCCACTCGTGTCGATATTGCTGGCGTAGTAAGCAACTCCGGAGCCAGATCCAACTACCTTAGATGCGACGTAACCATATTGATGCGACGTGCGCGTGTCGACAACGCCAGCCTGCGTATCAACCTGCTGGGTCACTACGCCACTTGTGAATCCAGTGGTGTTACCTTCCCACGCTGCATTGAAGCCTGTGCCGTAGTTCCCGACATCGAACAGAGCGCCGGTCGTGTCAGAATTCGATCCCCCATTGCGGGAAACAAAATATGCACCGTCTACTTCCCCGGCCGTTGGGGACGCAGAGAAGTTCTGTTTGAGAACACTGAACGTCGCTGCAAAGTCGGCGTTCAGTGGTCCGATAGCGCCGGTGCCGATCGGATTGCTCGAGAAGCTGTAGGCGGTATGCCCGATCCCTGCATGCGAGGTGGAATCCGTGACGGTCAATCCACCGCCTGCGACGTACTCCGAGCCGGCCGTTTCGCCGAACAATGAGACCGGAAGGGCGACGCCAGAAAGAGGATTGATGCCGGCGCCGTAGTTGATCACATTGGCAGGGTACGCCGACGTGCAACCGAAGCCGGACGCGCTCGTCCACCCGAGATAGGAGCCTGCCGCGCTGCAACTTGGCATCACGATGGCGGTCGGGCTAGCCGCCGAGGACGTGGCATTTGCCAGAATCGAATTCGCTGCCTGTGTCGAGATGTCGCTTGGCGTAACCAGGCCGGTTGCCGTGAAAGATCCGGTGATCGCAGGATTAGCGATCGTCGGCGAGCCGGAAAGCACGACCGAGCCCGATCCCGTGGACGAAGTCGCACCAGTGCCGCCGTTGGCCGCGGTGAGCGGATTTTGCAACGTGAGGCTGCTGAATGTCGGGGCCGGGAACGTCTGGGCGAGCGCCATCATCGGCGCAAAGAGCGCCGTCAAGAGAAGTTTCTTCATTTGATCTTTACGAAATGGAAACTACGCCAGCGTTGTTCCAGAGGACGCCTTTTTCGGAAGGCTCGGCGGTAGAGAGTGCGGTCAGACCAGCCAGGATGAACGTGACAAACTCAGACAGGGGCATTGAGCATTTAGCGAACTGGCCGTTCTGTTCCTGTTGAATTGTTACGATCTCATTGCCCGTTAGAGGTTGGGGAAGACCATATAGTTGTTCCACTGATCAGTTTCCTATTGCTCGCCAATGAATCCCTTGTGATCCGCCGGAAGAGTTCACCAGCGTGGCCGTGAAGGTTTGATTCGAGGTAATGTCCGCTCCGAGAGCGTACGTTTGTCCAGAGGTCAAGGACGCACCCAGACAAGCCTGGATATTCCAGAAGCTGGTGAAAGCGATGGGCATCGTTATCACCGTTGATGCATTGCCGGGAATGGTGATGCTTCCCCATTGCTCGATGAAATAGCCGGTTGGGCTGTTCGGATCGGGAATCTTCTTCCAGCCGTTGGAAGCGAGAAGACTCGGGAATTGCGCAACGCTGACGCCGCCAACGAGATACCACGCCGATACGCCGTTACCAAGGAAGGGCGTAACAGTATTGGTTAGCAGAGCGTATGTTGATGTCACTCCCGGCCAGAAGTTATCTGAGCCAGCCCTTTGCAGGGTTACGCTGTTCGAACTCGTGTCGACGCGAACGAATATGAACGGAAGTGTGACGCTGTTCTCAGATGCAACGGCGGGCATCGTGATCGTGATATTGCCCGACGCCGCATTGACAACAACGAGCCCCGCGTTGGCTGCGGTCAGCGTGGTCGTGGACGTGACCGTTTCAACATTGGCGCCGAACGTTGGAACTGGCATCCACCCGGTAGCGCCAACGGCTGGGGCGACGGTGTTATTGTCGACTATCGACATAAACGCGGGACCGGCGGCGCTGGACTGAATGACCGAACCTGCCGGATATCCGCCGATCGCAGTCTGGAAGGTCGAGTCATATACGATCGGCCCACCCGCCTGTTGCCATTGGTTCCACTGCGTAATCGGCTTGAGGATGCCGTTGAAATCCTGACCGAATGGAGGAGCGCCGCCTGCTGCAACCGCAACGAAGCAGTTCGGAGGAAATCCATCGGTGAAACTCGCGGCGCCGTTAGTCACGCCAATCTGACTGGCAACTGGGACTGTTCTGATATATCCAGCGCCCGCCGAATTAGCCCACGGGATGGAAAACTTTCCGGGCACATTAGAGGCTTGCATAGATTTTCGTCGTTACGCGACGCAGACGACGCCGCCGTTATTCCAGAGGATCCCGCTGCCAACTCCAGGGTTGGAAAGCGGAAGATTTGAGCCGGTGATGTAGAGCAGTGAAGAAGGAGTGACGCTCGAGAAGTACACCGGTGGCGCGGCAGGATTCGGCGTCGTATGCCCTGCTACGCAGACAACGCTCCCATTGCTCCACAGCGCTCCGTTCGCAAGGCCACTCGGCGAGGTCGGGTAACCAATGATTCCGGCGCTAAGTGCAAGTACGCCGCCGTCGTTGTACAGCCCGAGCTGGACGATATTGACTTCGACGCCTGATGGACGCGGCAGCACTCCTGATTGCGCGACGATCGCGTACTGAACGGGGCTTAGCGTAAATTCGAACGTGTACGTCATGGTCATGTTCTGACCGTCCGTACACCAGCACTCTCCAGAATCTCCGAACAACGTCATCAAAATCTGGTTAATGCTCGGTATCGATCCGTTCGTAATGTTCGCGTACGCTTTCGCAAGGATGAGCTGGCGAAACGCGTCGTCAGTCAGGGCATAGTTGGTCGTTGTCGCGGTGCCTGAATAGAACGGCGCCTGATTAAACGGCGTTTCGACCAGCGGATCATTCGATTCCTGAAAGCCGAGCCATGCACCGACTGACACCTGAAGAACGCGACTTACTCCGACAATGCGCCCCCATACATCAAGTCCGTATCCAACAGCCGAATCGATGTTCCAGACGTTGTCGTAGAAAACATCAATATTCGCTCTTGGGTCTACGCAGGCATTGAAGCTATCGATCAGGGAAAGGATGGCCGGGCTGTTGCCGAACTGACTCAGTATGGTCTGCTCATAGTTCTGCATGTCACACCAGAGTCAGAATTACGTTCGCCGCGGAGAAGGTCGGCTCCTGATTGATATTCATCGTGACGTCGTTCTGGTTCGGCACGACGCCATACATCGTTTCGCTTGCCACAGTTTGAGCAATGCTCACCGTCCAGCTTGTTCCGCTGCCGGCTGTAATCTGCGTACCGGATGCAACGATGCCGGTCGTATCGGAGATGAACTGACCGATCGCAATAGCGCCTGATGCAACGCTTGAGACGGTCAACGTGTTGCCAGAGATAGAGCCTGTAAATTGGGTCGTCGGCACGTTGACGCATCCGATCTGGAGCGTGATGATCTGGGCCCACGATCCCAGCGACGCGATATTCGAGTAGAAGCGGCTCGCGAATATCTCCGAGCCGATGCGCGGGACAATCCCATCGTCCGCGCCAGAGAATGCTTCATCAATTGCGCCCTGGATCAGGGTCAGCGCATTGGAGGGAACCATTGCGCTGTTCTTCAGTGTGATCGCGAAGAAGATCGGGATATTGACGGCCGTCTGAAACTTGACGGTATAGCTTGGTGGCGTCGAATAGATCGGATTCGGATCGGTTACAGTTTCCGAAGTGTTCCCGTTGTACGCGCACCCGGGTGGCTTCTTCGTGAAAATGGCCTGGGCGACAGTGAGAGGCGTAAAGCTACCGGCCACACACACATACAGGCTGTTTGCGCCGAGCGTCACGCCACCAATGGTTTCAGGAGCAGACGAGTAGTTGTCGATAACATACGCGTCGACCACGCCGGACACCGCGAGGACGGTACCGAGAATCGCATCATTCGTATTGACAGCGTTGGCTGCAACACTTTGCTGACGACGCAGCTCGAACGCCGCTCGCGTTTCAACGTTTCGGCCGATCACCCCGGAAACGCAGGTGACCGTATCCCAGCCAGAGATCGCACGATAGATAGAAATCCCGTTACTCGCAGGGACTGCAATCGGGCCGGTAGAAACGCATGCGAACGGTAGAGTGATCGTGCCGCTGACGGGAATGGTTCCCTGCGTGGTGCAGGCGTACACGTTGCCGCTGGAGTCCTGAATCTGGGATCCAACCAGAATGACTACTCCCTGAAGACCGCCGCATGCGACTTGCAGCGTGGTCGGCTGCGCAGCTAGGCGCGTCAGGAAATAGATGCGACCGATGCCATCCTGCATACGGCCAGAAGCGTAGGCTGGATCGACTCCGTTCGCGAGATACAGGAACTGATCATTGGCGTCACCGATGATTGCAGTATCGGACGTCGCAAGCTGACCTTGCGGAGTCGTCAGGGCGAGAGTTCCATCGGAATTGGTCTGCGTAAGATTGCCGCCAAATGCGCTATTGATGTCAGCCATGCGGCCGGCAAGAATCGCACTCTCAGCAGGCGCGACAAAACCAGTTGGCCCGAAGGTCGGGCTCGGAACATTCGTGCTTGCCATGGAGCGGCCAAAAAAAAGGCCACCCGAAGGTGGCCTGGTTGTCTATGTACTCGCGGCTAGAAGTTGGCCGCACTCACAGTTCCAGTTGAATCCGTGATCTGCAACTGCCCGGTAATTTGCCGGTTAGTGAATCCGGTTATGAAGACTTGCGCTGACACAACGCCAGAGACGGTTTCCGCCGCGGCCGCCATCTGCGATTTGACGTATTGAAGCGTCGGAAGATGGCCAAGGATCTGTTGAAAGTAGGGAATGCCAATGGTCGTGTCGTACCAGCACTCGCCCAGGAAGGTGCGGACCGCAGTAGCCGCGTTTTGCGCCAATGCATACGGGTCTTCGCAGACGGCGATATTGCCCGACGCATCGACGGCCAGATCCCACGTCGACGGATTGAGGTACAGGCTGTTCATCAGGTTCCTGCAATAGGCGGACTAGTCGGCGATCCCGGTGACGAGGATGTGTGTTCGTGGTTGATCAGGCTGATTCCACCGGCTACAACGTCATTCGTCACATCCAATGGGCCGGCCATCGAGGCATTCCCACCGTGAGGGCCTTCGCCTTGCGTCATCTGTCCATCGACTTCGACCTCAGGTGCCGAATTCGTGATCTGCGTGCCCGCGGTCAAACCAATAGCCTCGGTGGCCTGCAACACGATGTTCGGGGCAGCCATGCTTATCTGGGTCGGAGACACAATCGAAATGCCGCTGGATGAGAATGCAACGTACTGGTTCGGCGTACCGTTGAGAATGCCCCCGAAATAGACTGCATCCGCCATCGAGAACATGCGCTTGCTGCCCGGGTTTGCCTGCGCCTTGGTTGCCTTCACGCTCGAGATGTCGCGATCGGCGAATCCGGCCCAGCCGATATCGCCCACCTGCGGATCCAGAATGATCGCATTCGCTCCGCCCTGAAGCCGGAAGTAAGGGACATTGAATATCTCGCCATGCGGCACGGCGTTGTCATACCCATCTTGCTGGTTGACCATCGGCTTAAGGCTCAAGAATCCGACGGGCGATACGCCGCCGGCATTCGTCACACTCATCACCTTGCATACCTGCATCGTGCGCACCCGCGCGAGGATCGACCAGACGAGGAAGGTGTTGGCGTTGTAGTCCGAGCCGTTGTCGGTCGCTTCCGCGGTGCCACGGTAACCAACCTGATCAACCACTGTATGGCACTCCAAGGATATGCGTGAACCACTGGCCATCCGGCATCTCGCTCTCGAGCGAGTGAGCTATCTGCGTCACGATCCACTTCCCGGTGGCTGCGGTTATCGAACTCTGCACCTGTATCACGCCACCGATCACGACGGCCGGATTGAACACGGTCGTCAGCATCAGACCATTGCTGCAGAAGGCCGGATACCCGATCAGTCCGGATTGCGGCGAAATGGTCGGGATGTCCGCATTCCGCGCACTGCCTTTCGGCCAGATCTGCAGGACACCGTTCTCGATCGTGTAGTTGATATTGGCGGCCTGCGCGCATTCGCGGATCTGCGCGAGCGCGGTGCCCGGGAAATAAGGATTCGAGAGCTGGACGGAAACACCGTTATTGACGAATCCGACTTCGGCCAGAAACGCCAGCTGCTGCATGATCGTTCCGACGTCCGCACTGCCCGGAAAGCTGGTTGCGCCCACGGGTTTGAGCGAAGCGGCAAGACCACCCACAGCGGCTATGTTCAGGGCTGAATCGGGCGTCTGGTTGAAGTCGCCCCATGCCTGCCAGATCGTGCCATCGTAGATTGTCGTGAGTGCCGATCCTTCATCGCCTGCAGCGATGAGCACCGAGTTCTGATACATCACCGCGGAGTTGACGGGACCGATGGCAGTCAGCTGGTTGATCATCGACGCCGGCAGGCCATAGATCAGCAACTGGACCTGAGGCATCGCGTCGCCGCCGAACTGCTGGATCTCTGCACGGGTGCGAAGCCCCGTTAGCGTGACGGTGTTCGCTCCTGTATCGCCGAACTGGCCGGTGCCCAGGCTGATCGTCAGCTCGATTTTCTTTCGGGTAAATGCCATCAGTCGGCGAGATCAGTCGTGGTGAGATAGCAGAACAGAAAGCGTGTGCCAAGACCGGGCGAAGAAGGATCGATGCCGGTGCTTGGCGGCGTGAACGTCCCTTGCTGATCGACAAACATCAGATCGCCGATGAAACCGAGATATGCGTCACGAACGATCAGGTTCATGTTCCGGCAGATCACGCCGGTAATGATGGGCGAATTGTTGACGTAGACGTCGCAATACAGGTTGCTGTCGAGCTTCTGGTACAGATTGATCTGTGTGTTTTGCCCCCCGATCTGAACCGTCAAGCTCTGCGAGTAGACGTCCTGGATAGGGATGATCTGCATTTTCAAACCACTCAAGTAAATAGGCCTGCTGCTGCGTCCTGCGCTGTCGTCGGCGTCTGCGGTTGAACGCTGCCGGTACTTACCGGATCCGCGCCGCTCGGAGCCGCAGTGTTCGAAAATGATGCAGTCGCTGTTACCCGCACCTCTTCGAGCATCAGATCGATCGAAAGCAGCCCCACGCCATTCGTGGACGTCCGGTTGATCCCGTCGCTGACGATATTCACGTTCTGGATCAGCGCGCCCTCAGGCATAACAATGTTGTAGAGGTCGAGGGATGCGGCGATCGCTGATATCTGAAGCAGGAAGCTTTGCCGATCTGTAACCGTGCCGCCTTTTGTGATTCGTATGCGCGTAATGCTGGGCAGCGCAACCTTGTTATACGACTCGAAAGAACCTTGCTCGACGGGATAGTTGGGGATCTTCCAGTCGCGCCGGAAATCGAGGCTGACCATGGAATCGGGCTGGATCGCGATTGTTCCATCCTGATTGAAGATCCCCCACTGAGGCCCGGCGAACATGTTGAGCACATTCACCGCATCGGCCGCGAGCAGGCCGACGGTATTTACTACGTTCGCGACCTGCCCCCACAGTGCTGGAACGCCATTTGCCATTACGTCAGTCCTGTGTTCGCCTGCGGCACCGTGAAGCTGTATTTGCCGACGGCCTTTCCGAATTCACGCGCGATGCCCTGCGCGTCGGTGGCTTGCGTATGGATCGTGATCGGGCCGTTGATGTTCGTCTCGGCCGTCGAGGTCATGGTCGAGACTCGGGATGCATACGAACCGCCTCGGACACCCGATGACTGACCTGCAATTTGCGCTGCGTTCGCCTGTCCGATCGATGAGTAAATATCCCGCGCGTACGCCTGCCGGCGAGCGATGTTCGCTTCAGCTGCTCCAGGGCGCTCATAGAACTGGGAGTGCAGATAGGCGGCCTGTTCCGGCGTCGTGGCGTTCCGGATTCGCATGTCTGCATCCCGCTCGCTGGTCTTCAGTTCCTGAAGCATGAAATCGACCTGCTCGCCGAATGTCGACTGCGCGAGAGAATGACCAAACTGCTGCTGAAACGCCGCTGCGCGGGAGCCGAGCCATTGCCCGATGCCGGCCGCACCGCTCTTGGGATTCACTGCCGCGGGATTCAGGCCTTGAGCTTCCTGCATCAGGCTGCCAACGATCCCTGCCGCTTGAGCATCGGTATAGCCGGCAGCCTTGAGCCGGGCCATCAAGTAGTTCGCTCGATCGGATGTGCTGCCTGAATCCGCAGCCCGACGCGCATCGCCACCGGCGTCTCCAGTCCATGTTTGTCCAGGCTGCGCACCATGCAGCTGCAGATACGCATCTTCTCCAGAGTTTAGCCCTTCGCTATGCAGCGCCAGACCTGCGATCCCCAGCAGTCTTGCCAGTACCGGCAGAGCGGCCACGCCAGCGGTGGAGATGCCGCCAAGAGCGCCGCCAACCTGAATCAACGCGGCAGCGAGCGACAGGAGTCCAGATGACATCGACAGCACTTTCAGCGCGGCCAAGGCGATCAGAACGTTCTTCCAGCCGCCCACCGAATCCGCGGCCTTGTCGGCCCACTGAACGAACTGCTGGATTGCCTTAACTGCATCGTTGACCCATTGGACGATGTCGCCGCGATGGTCAGCCACCCAATCGGCCATCTTCTGCAGCTTTTGCAGCCACAGTTCGAACGTGGGCATCAGCTCGAGCAACACCGTCGTTCCGACGTAGACCAGACGGTCCCGCAGGTCGAGCCACGCATTCTGCAACTTGAGTGCGGCCGCAGCCTGCTTCTCGGTGATGGCTGCATTCTTTTCCTGCGCCGAGACCAGTGCGAGGATGGCTTGCGGGCCTTGCTTGATGAAGTTGAACTCTTCATCGCTGATGCCCATCTGCTGGGCGACGAAGCGCGCGCGGCCTGGGTCGACCTTGAACAGATCCTGAACGATCTTCGCGCGGGCGAGCAGATAGCTGTTGCCGTCCTTCAGGTCGCTCGTTTTGCCACCGAAGCGCAGAAACCACTGGATCGACTCGCTGACCTGGCCGAGGCGGAACTTCGCAATCTGCTGCTGTGAATCCTGCAGGGCGCTGGTGATTCCCTCGGCACTCCCGCCGGCGCGCTCCGCCGCGCGCTGCCATGAAGACAGCTCACGCGTGCTCATCTGCAGGTTCTTGGCCATGTAGCCGAGGTTGACTGCGGATCCGATCGTGTGCTCCGTGAAATCCTTGATGCCCATGCCGGCGGTGAATACTGCCAGTAGAGCCAGAACTTCATTGCGAACCTTCTTGAAGGACTCCGCAGCCTGCTTGTTACGTGCTTCGAGTTCCTTCTGGGCCTTCGCTTCCTCTGCAGATAGTTGCTTGGTCGCTTGTGCAGCCTTGCTCTTCCCCGAGATGAACCCGGAAATGTCGAGCCCCAGCGTCACAACGAGCGCGTCGATCACGGATGCCACAATTATTCCTTTCGTTCACTCATGATGCGATCGTTGTGCCCGTCGACAACAATGATCTCCAGCAGGTCGTAGAGATCTTCTGCGCCGTAGACGGTCTGCAGTTCGTGTGGCGTCGCGTACTTCTTCGAAACGACGAGACCGATCGACCGCGGCACGTTGGGGTAGTCGATCAGATCGTCGTCGCTTACTCCGCCGCCGCGTCTTTTGATCGGGCGGCGCTCAGAAAAAAATCCAGATGCAGATCGAGCACGGCCTTCTTGAGTTGCAGCCGCGTCGAAACTTCCTCGATGTCGTCCTCGATCATCGGCCCGATGCCGCCATAACCTCGCTTGACGAGCGGTTGCTTCGGATCCGGGACGATCGCGATGCAATCCATCATCTCGTCGAAGAGCGGCCTGGCGAGTTCGTAAGGGACTTTCGACAGCGATTTGACGCCAATCGCCGCAATGCCAGCAAGACCAGCGGAGAGCAGATCCTCGGGCACTTCGACACCGCAGTTCATCATGACGAAGAGCGCGCGCGTCGCCCATGCTTCGCTCTGCGAGGCCGGGAGCTCGGTAATGTGAAACATCTTGCCCTTGTCCCGGCCTTCCGTCGTGATGACGATGGTTTTCTCTTTGCGCATTACGTCGGAGCTCCGAGGGTGACCTGCCAGTGGATCTCGAACTTCCGCGGCGCCAGGGTCTTTTTGGCGCCAGCCATCGGCGTGTAGTTCTTCAGTACACCCTTGTTGAGCGTGTAGAGCCGGCTGACCGACGGCTGACGCACGGTACCGAACATGAAGAAGGGCGTTTGCGCTGCTTCCTCCGCGGCGTAGATCGTCTCGAAGAAGGTGTTGCTCGCGCTATCGGCCTGGAGCGTGACGCTCATCACCTTGATCTGCGGGATGTAGCCAGCGGACAGATTGCCGTCCGCACCCATCACCACTTCCTTGGTGTCGATGGCGCCCATTTCGTACATGTCGTCGGCCGAGAACCCTGCCAATTGCTGCGGCACGGTGAACAGGTTCGTCACGCCGAGCATGAGGACGCTGTTTGCAGAAGTGATGTCGGACATTATTGGACCTCGACGCTGCTAACGTTGATGGATTGCACCGAGCCGCCTTGCGTGTACCAGAGCGTGATCGGCGGCGACGCGCGATTGCCGCGCGTTTGGGCAGTCGCGGGCTGAATCTGGAGGTAGTAGCCTTGTGACTGCAGCGTGCTGGCTATCGCGATCCCCGCGGCGTTGTTGACCTCGGCAATCTGTGCTGCCGACAGCGTGACCCCCGTATCGATCAGGCCAAAGTTGAGAGCCGCGTTGATCGGATCGAGCATTGCGGCCCGGATCAGTTCGTAGCCTGCGACCGTGTACGGGATCGACTTGACGCTCGTCAGCAACACCATCAGCGCAAGTTGCAGCGCTGCGTTTAGCCAGATCTGGCCGACGTACGCGTCCACCCATTCGAACGGGCCCGAGATCGATCCGTTCTCCAGAAACTGGAAAGCCTGGTTGGCGGTTGCGTACGCGCCGTAGAAGTTGTAGCCATTCGCAAGCAGATTGGCTCGCACGGTCGCGTTCGTGACCGTCGGAACGATCCCGGATTGCGATTTGAAGTCCAACGTCGCGAAGCCGTTCGTCTCGTCGAAGTCGATCGACGCGACGGCGCCCGAGGAGAACGCAGCGAGTCCGTACGGGATGCTCGGCACCCAGAGGGGCGACGTGCCCGAGATTCCGGCCGCGATGATCTTCTGGCCGAGCGACGAGGCAGCGTTGGTCGACTGCGTCGGGGTGATGTCCGTGTCCTCGCAGAAGTACGCGAACTCATCGTTCGTCGTGCCGGCCCATGCCGCGAACGCATACTTGAGCGCGTTGCCGCTGCCCGCGTCCGGATCGAAGTCCGAGAAGAACGTCGCCCAGTTCGTCGTCTGCGCGACGATTGCAGCCATATAGGCTGCGGGAGCCGCTGCGACTGCAGAGCCCTGCGAAAGCGTGGCGCCCGTCGCGGCCGTCAGAAGCAGACCGGCGGCGAGCGTGCCAGTCGCGTAGGTGATCGTTGCAGTCGCGCCAGTCGCCGTGCTCGTGAACACGAAGGCGCCCGAGACGCTGTCGTATGTGACGGCGAAAGGTGGCGACGTGAAGCCGGCCTGGATGATCGTAGCCGCATTCGAGAAGCTGGTCGCCGCCGAGAGATTGATGCTCGACGAAGTGAGCGGGGTGCCTGCGAAGGTGATCGTCAGCGTTCCGCTGAGTGCCTGGAGCTGCGTCAGAGTGAGGCCCGAAATATTGCCGCCGCGCAGATAGCCAGATACCGCCGAAAGGTTGTACTGCGAAAACAGCATCGCGCCCGGCAGGACGTTCGAGCCCGTGAAGCCATTGAAATAGATCGTGGCTTGCGCAGCCTGCACCGACGTCGGTCCGAAGAACGACGATACAGCTGCCGCTGACGGGAACGAGAGAACCTGACCGGTCGGAACGCGTTGGCTGCTGGTCAGGCACAGGCCAATCAGATCAAGAGCGCTCCCGCCGGCCGAAAGGACTGAAGGAACGACCTGTACGATTGCACTGGCGGGAATGGTCATTTTGACTCCGCAAATGAAAAAGCCGCCATGAAGGCGGCCCGGAAACGAAAAACCCGGCGCGCGGCCGGGTTAAATGGGATGGTGGTTAGCTACTCAGTGGGATAGCTGGCGTCTACGTCTATCAATGCGGCATTGAGCTGCGCGGCGTACTGCTGCGGCACGCTGACGATCGGGTTTGTCTGCATCACGACTTCCACCACCCAGCGCTCCTCGATTTGCTGGTTCTCGTTGAGGAAGGGCATCTGTCTCGCCTCGTCCGCATAGAGTGGTGCGACATCGAAGCCAGAGGATGAGAACGAATCCACCGCATATTCGTCACGGAATGCTGTGGTGATGATCGCTGCGTTATCACCTGAACCAGGCCCGTGCACGTCCAGCTGCACAGTGACCTTCGTCGCCTGGAGCATGTTCTTGCTGCCGGCCGCCATGGTCTCGCTCGCGACAGTCTGTGCAGGACTGACCGTGTAGGACCCGATGCCGCCCGTTCCGGTGCCGGTCGCGGTGATGGTGGTGGCCGCCGCTATACCGGCGCCAAACAACGTCGCTCCGACTGCAACCGTGCCGATATTCATCGCCGTCACGGTAAGCGTCGCCCCCGAGATTGAGCCTGTGAATGCGCAATCCTGCGAACTGTCGACGTTTGTCGCGAGGCGATCTCGCAGAATCGGCGTCATCGTGATGAAGTCAGGCCCGACCGGCTCCGGCACCCGGTTGTCCAGGCCGCGCACGATCTCCATCCCTGCGGGCATGATCGCGAGCAGGAATGACCTGAGAGCTGTGAGCGTTTGCGCTTCGGTAAGGGAGAGAGCCATTTAGCTGCCGTTCTGCAAAGTGACGCAAAACTTGCTCCACTGCGAAGTTGAACTCCAGTCCTCGAACTGGAAGACGAGCAGCCACACAGAGCCATCAGGCAGCGTGACCAGATCGCCGCCTTCCTGCTGGGATCGAACCACCGCATCCCATTCGCCGTTGGCATACATCGCGCGACGTTTGCCGCCGATATTCAGCCCATCAATCTGCACGAGATCGCGGTACTGAAGTGGCTGCATCTGAACCTGCATGGGAATCGCGTCGCCATATGCCGGAGCACGCGATCCGTCGCCGTTCGTCGTATAGCCCTGTGACGGCTGGATTGATGCCGTGATCCACGGATTCACAGCCGCCACAATAGGACCGGCGATGTTGTGCAGATTCATGTCAGTTGTTGAACGCTACGTCGAACAGCTGGCCGAGCACGTCATTGGCTGCACCGGTCGTCGTGCTGGCGCCCGTCACAGTGATGTTGATCACATTGGACTCGTTCGCCGTGAGAAGCACGGGTGCGGCGGTGCCGAGATGCGTGGTTCCGGAGATCGCCTGCTGATTGGTGGCGATCTGGGTATTCGAGCCAGCCGCACCATATTTGGATACTTGAGCGCTGATCGACCAGCCACCGCCGTTGGTCGTCTGAACGCCAGAGTCAGCCATCAGCGTGCCGCCGGCAACAGCCGATCCGACGGTTTGCGTGGTGGTGCCCCACCACAACTTGAAGCGCTTGTTGTTCGCGGTCGAACCGAGCGTCCCGGCTGCGACCACTGTCACTTGACGCCCAGCAACATCCAATGCGCTGGCCGGGAGGGCATACGTGAACAGCACGGTGTCGGTCGTGGCGGCGGCATTGCCTTGACCAGCGGCGACCACTTGAACGCTGGCGTTGCCGCCAGTGCGCACGAAGCCGGGCGTCGTCGCCGATCCGCCCTGCACCGCCTGCGAGGAAAGTTGATTGCCGGCAGTGTCGAACTGCATCGTCACGTCGCCAACCTGCGAACTGAAAACAGAGAGCTTTGTCATGGATATTCCTATTCGTTCACTTCAAAGTCGGCGCTGTTCAGCATGTGCGAACTGTCGACGAGGGGATCGTTGAAACCTTTCTTGCGAACCGTTGATTTCGCGTTTTCGGGCTCGGAGAACTCCCGGATGGAATCCTGTAGCTGATCGCGAACCATTGAGCCGAGACGCCCAAGCGCGACGGCTGAGTCGTAATCGGCTGCCTTGATGATCGTTCCGAGAGCCGGTCCCCACTCGCCCTTGTTCTGCTGGACCATGCCGCGGAAATAGGGGCGTGCCGGGATGGTGACGGTGTATGACTCGACGTGATGCACCGTCTGGAAGTTCGCTTCCGATTCCTTCACAAACCGGCCATTTTTCGCGAACTCGCCATTGCTCTTGACCTTGCGGTTCACGGTGACGTCATGCTCGGGAACGGTAACCGTGCCGCCGTATTCGTTGATCGCGGCCACCTGTGCGACCGGCATGCCGTTCGGATAGGTCGCTCCCTCGAGGAAGCCAACGCGCACGGTCTTGGCCTTGGCTGCTTCCTCGGCGATCTCGCGGAGCTTCGCTTCAAGCTTGTCGCCGCCCGAGATCGTGATGCCCATCAATATCTCCGTCGAAACAGATTGAATGGGTTGGAAACCGGCACGGGCCCGCGCGTGTAGAGCATCGTGCGGTATTTCATCGTAGCGGCCCAGAATGCCGCGCCGTACTTGGTCTGCTGGTACCACTGCACCGTGCCGGGTGGGTAGTCGTTCTGGGACTGAACCGATACGCTGCCTTCCGATGCTCCGGATATCCGTCCGACCAACGGAGACGACGGCTGGCCATTCAGCGGTGCGTTCAGCGCAGCGATATGCGCCGTCATCATGTTCAGGAGCAGTTCGCGTTCGCCGCCCGGGCTGGTATCCCGGATGAGGCTGGTCGGCGTGTTGTCGCAATACAGCTGCGCTTCATTGAAGTACAACTGTGCGAGCGCCTCATAGATCGACGTCGCCAGCTCTGGATAGCGCGCGCTCCAGTCGCCCCATGAGAACGTGACAACACCACCCGTGCACGGCGTGCTCATGATGGCCGACGCATGTCAGTGGACTCCTGCAATCCGCGAGGCAGGTTGCTCGGGTCCAGGCGTTCCATGTTCGACCTGATTTCGGCCTGATCGGCCGCCTTCGAGGTGACGCTGGCCGCTTCCGTATGCGCGAAGATCATCTTGTTCTTCACGTAGTCGGCGTTCTCGTTCTGCTCAAGCCATTCATCCCAGAATGCCTTCGGGATGCCATGCGTAATCGCATAGCCACCGACGATCTGCTGGTGCGGGCCTTTGTTTTGCGGCCATGAATTGCCCTGGATCATGAACGTGGGCGCACCGACCCGCTCGCGAAACTGCTTGAACGTGCGGAAGCCGCCGCCGAGAACCGGCTCGTTCTGCTCAACGAGATCGTAGAGCTTCAAGGTGATATCGAACGGCGACTTGCTCGCCACCGTCACGGTCGCGTTCGAGGGGACGTCGTTGTTCTTCTTGAGGCTGAGAGTGCTTTCTTGCGTTGCCATGTGACCGCCTATAAAGGTGACCGGTGAAAAAGGACCGCGCGCCGGGCCGGTACGGTCAGGCCGGCCGGGAGTGCGACTCCTGGCGCGCGGGGTACTGCTCGGTTAGAAACCGATCATTTGCGCCATTGCGAACGGCTGGCGCAGGATGAAGCCCGACGAGCCCTGGCTCATCTTCTGCTTCCACGAGCTTTCGGCAGGCACGACCTTGCCGGCGCGGAGCTTCATGTTGAAGCTGCAGTAGCCAGAGTCCTGGCCGCCTGCGTCCGGGCAGTAGAGCTGCATCATTTCGCCGAGCGCATTGCCTTGCGGGTTCTGCGCCGTGAGCGCGCCGTACTGGACAGCGCTCTTGATTTCCATGCCCGGGAAGTTCTTCTTCAGCAGATCCGCCACGTTCACGTTGAACGAGTTGGTTGCAGTGAGCGCGCCTTCGCGCGCCGGCGAGAGCGCCAGCGTGAACTTCGACTTCAGGTTGATACGGCCGGACGACTGGTTGATGAGCTGAATCACCAGCGATTGGATGTCGGCGAAGATCTCGTTCGCCGTGGCAGCCACGATGGTGCCGTTCATCCATGCAGTGCCACCCCATGCCTTGGGCGCCGGAGTCAGCGCCGCGTAGAGCGACGGATCGTTGAGCGCGCCATAGTTCTGGAGGCCGGCCACGCCACGGAAATACGTCAGGTTCTGGAACTTGTTCAGACCGTCGATCGCAGCTTCCTTCTGCTCAGCAACGAAGCCGATCTTCGCGAGGCCGGCGCGCTCGATTTCCAGGTCGCCGTATTCGCAGATCGTCTGATACAGGTACGGCTGACGTTCCGGAAAGTTCGTGTTGATGCCGGCACGTCCGTTGTTGTTGTAGTCACCATACGAGCTGACTTCGTACGTGCGTTCGACCACCGGGAAGATCAGCGTGGTGCTGGTCCACTCGCCTTTCTGCTTCTCGCCGAAGATCTCGGCCGCCTCGTTCGGCGCGGTCAGGACGCGCAGAATGTCCGGGTCCGTGTAGAACGTGAGGTAGGCCGGGATGCCGGAGTTCGGCACCGTGACGAGGGCGGGCTGGGCGTCCATCGCCATTTCGATGTTCTGCTTCCATTCCGGGCGGCAGAAGGCCTGCGCTTCTGGAAAGTCGATCCCCCACACGCGGCGGTGAAAATCCATCGCCGCGCGCTGTTCCTGGGGCGACATGTCATATGCCAGTTTTTTGGCCATGGTGAATTCCTTGTGCAATAAAAAAGCCGCCCGAAGGCGGCTTGTTGCAAGAGAGTGTCAGCGGGATCAGTACGGCACGACGGGCCACGTGGTGATCTTCACGAGCTCACCCGGGGCGCCCACCGAAGCTGCATTCCAGTTCGGCATCTGGACGCCAGCGGCGACCGTGATCGTTTCGGAGGCAACCGTCTGGCCGATGCCCACAACGTACGTGCCCGTACCGCCGGTGCCCGTCCCGAGGGCGATGATCGAGTTGCCCGTGGTGACACCGCTGCCCGAGATCCCATCGCCGACCGCGAGCGTGCCGGATGCGACAGCCGTCACCGTCATCAGGCCATACGAGCCCGTGATGGTCGTGCTCGCAACCGTCTGCGCGGCGCTCAGTTGATACGTGCCGACGCCGCCGGCCGTACCGGTGAGCTGCGAGAGGATCTGCGTGCCGGACGTGACGCCCGTGCCACTGATCGTTTCGCCGACATTCAGCTGGCCGGTGGTGACTGCGGTGACCGTCAGGGTGGTGCCCGAGATCGAGCCGGTCACAACGTCCTGCGCGATCGAACCGGTGACGCTCGCACCCGTCCAGTTCGAGCCGAACTGAACCTGGCCGGTCGAGTTGTTCACGTATGCGGCCTGACCCTTCGCCGAGGTCGACGAGCCGTCGTTGCGCGCCCAGAAGCCGCCTGCATTGAACAGCGTGATGGGGAAACCGGGCGACATGGTGAGCGTGTCGTCGGCGAGATAGGCGGTGATGATCGCTTGCTGGTCGCGGTGGACGAAGCCATCCGGCAGGCCGGAGCCGTAGTTGTTCACCGAGCGGCCATCGGCCGGGTTGACCCAGGCGAAGAAGCCGACGCTCACGCCGTTCGGACCGGCCACGAGCGCGCCCTGGCCAGCATTGACCGTGGCGCGCGGGTTGGAATCGCAGAAGTCACCGAGAACTGCCGGTGCCGCCTGCACATTGACTTGACGGGGGAATCCCATGAAATGCTCCTGAATGTGAGAAGAGGCTTGCCGGCTGCCTTACTTGTTGATGCGATCGGAGCCCGGGAACGCATCGAGCACGGCGTCCGACTGCATCGATGCGCTGTCCTGCGCGAAGCGCGGCTTGGGCTGCTCACCCGGCTTCGGCTGGGCCATCAGGATCGCGCGATAGGCGCTCGGGTGAACATCCTTGACGTCGACCTTGAGAATCTCGAGGGCTGCCTTGTAGACGCCTTCGGCGCTGTCCTGCGCGACGAGCTTGCCGACGTACGGCTTGACTTCTTCTTCGGCGGCTTGAATGCCGCGGAAGCGCGCGATCGTCGACTGCTCGGCATCCTTGCGAGCGCCCTTGACCGCCGCAGCGATCGCGGCGTCCATCGCCGACTTCGAGATCGGAGCGGGCTCGTTGCCCTTGCCGCCGGGATTGGCGTTCGCGGCGCCAGCAGTCTGATCCGGATTGTCCTGCGCAACGGCGGCCACGCCGCCCGTCGCATCGGGATTGTCCGTGGCTTGACCTGCGGTCGCTGCCGGAGCCGCCGTCAGCTTCGCCTTGATCGCGTCGAGGTCTTCGTCGCTGATCTTGCCGCGCAGCATGCCGAGGATTTCCTCGCACTTCGGATCGACCGTGTCCTGGCCGATATCGTCGTTGTCCGGGTTCTCGCCATCGAGCTTGTCGAGCAGCTCGACAACATCGGCGAGATCCGCATCCTTCGCGAGCAGCGGGCGGATGGCCGAAACGATGTTGGGCTTCTTCTCCAGCCAGTTCTTGCGCTTCACGCCGGCCAGGATCGTATCGAGATCAAGCGCCGCGTCTGCCGCCAACTTCGGCGTCAGGACAGCCAGCAGCGCACCTTTTGCCATGACGGCTTTCTTGCTGAGCTTGCTCACAGGTTTTGCTCCATGTGGTTGATTTGAGGAATCTCCGACCATTACATCCGGCCCGGCTCTTCCTCGGGGAACCAAGGCCACATGATTGAATTTGATATTGCGCATGACGCCGTCGTAGGCGACACCTTCGTAGGTGCCCGGCGTCATGTCGGCGTCGTAGTAATACGCGCTCGAGAGTTCCTGCTCGGAGCCATCCTCGATCTTGTTGATCGAGTCCTGCACCGAAATAACCATCGAGTTGTCAACGTACGGCGCATTGAAAACTGCGTCCGTGCCCGTGTACCCAACGACGTTCTTTTGCTTCGGATCGATCGGGCTTACCGGAACGTGCTCATTGAGCACGGGAATCAGATTGGCCGTCGCGATGCCTTTCTGCAGTTCCTCTGGATCCCGAAGCAGCATGTAGATGCGGTTCGGTTCGAGGCCAAGCGTTTCAGCGTCGGGGATCTCGCTGCCCTTGTATGGGCACACGTTCGCCTTGCTGATATGGGTCAGCTTGACGTGCAGACGCCCGTCGTGGTCGTAGCTGCGAACGCTGCCTTTATCGAAGGCGAGGCGATCGCGCGCCGCGAGGGCGCTTTCCATTGCCTTGTCCATCGCCATGTCATTGGCCGTCGTCACGCCACGCAAGGCGTTGACCACTTGACGGACGCCCGGGTGCAGCGGCTCGGGAGGATTGTCGAGCTTGGCCCACACGTATTTCGTGTGCTCGGACTTGTCGATTTTCGGCGTGAAGCTGCGCGTGATGTTCATGCGGTACGTCAGGAAGTCGACGGTACCGCCGCTGTCGTCCTCACTGGACGTGTCCGCGATCGGATCGAGTTCGCCGTAGGGAAGGGCGCCGATCTCCTCGAACGTCTCGCGTTTCGCCGTCATCTCGGGCGTTTCATCGTCGTCCGCTTTGCCGCCGGGAAGATCCCATTCGTTCGGATGGTTGGCATCCGGCGAGCGCAGCAGGAACAGGCATTCACCTTGCGGCGTGATGAGTGCGATGCCAGCGCCCTTGATGTTCTCGTCCTTGGCCGTGGATTTACCGGCTTTGCTGTAGGCGATCGCTTCCGCCTGCTTTCGCGGATGACCGGCCTTCACGAGCTCAGCGATGTTCCGGCTGATGACGTCCTGGCTCGAACCACTCTCAAGCGGCATATCAGCTACCCACAGCGATGTTCAGATTTCCCACGCCGGCGAGAGATATGCCGGCGATCCAGGTGTTCGCGCCGAGCGTCAACGCAACGGGAGGGGCAGGGAATGGTGGGACGGCGATCGACGTAGTTGTCGATGCCGCGACAGTGTTCGACGTGCCCAACTGAACAAACGCGAGATGTTCGCCGGGATTCGTCACCAGCGCTGCCGTAGGCGAGCCGGTCGACGGCAACTGCACATTGGCCGAGGTCGTGCCAATGGCCAGATTGATTGTGGCCGTTGGCGCGAAGGATGCGATGGTCATTTCAGTCTTCCATGCCAGGAATGATGGATTGCGCGGTGCACCGGCAGTTGGGTAACTGTCCCGGCCAGATGTACTCGCCGTCGATCAGGCAGCCCTTTGCAATGTCGTAGACCTTCCCCTTGCCGCCATCCGACTGGCTTGCCTCGACATGCGATTTGCGCGGCTGCTTGCCACCGTGCGAGTGGCACCAGCGCGCCTGCGTGATGCCGAGCTCCTGCTGCCGGGCGCGATTGATGACGGACGTCATCTTGTTCGCCTGATCGCGCGCGATGAACGAAGCGCGCCGGCTCGTCAACTGGTACCGGTGCGTCAGCTCCTGCGTGAGCGTCGCCAGATCGCGGCCGTCCTGCATCGAACGCATCACGAGGCCTTCGACCTCGGTCAGGTGCTGGGAAGCGATCGACTTGATGAGTCCAACGTTCTCGCCGATGGCTGCTTGCATCGCATTGTTGACGTCGTACGTCGTACGAAACTCGACCGTGAATCCGGCCTTTTTCAGGATGTCCTTCAACTGGACGTCCGTCGCGCCGGCCGCGCGGTCGACAAAGTACTTCGCCAAATCCTCGGCGCCCTTGTCGAAGGCCTTCAGCCAGCGCCGTGACATGCGGTGCATCGCACGACGCATTGCGTTGGCCGGGCTGCCGTCGCGGAATGCCTCCCAGCCAGCGTCCTGCGCGAGGCTTGGTGGTGGGTTGGCCCGGTACTGGGCCTGGACAAAGTACAGGAGGGACCTGTGCATCATCTCGACCCAGCGCTGGAGCTGCTTGTTATAGGCCGCCTCGACGCCCGCATTGGCTCTGACCGGCCGGAGTAGAATGTCCCTTCCGGTCGGCGAAACAAGTCTGGGAGCAGCCATGAAGCAGGATGTCGAAGTGGATTACGTCGGCTACGACCACGAGGAGCCGCAGCGTGTGGTCGTCTACGTTGGCGAAGACGATGAACTGTCGGCACGGTTCAACCTGTCCGACCTGCTTGACACCGAACTGGACATGTTCGGGTTGAAGACCGGCCTGATCGACAGCGCCGGCAAGCCGCGGTTCGACGCTATGCGCCTCGAGCTCGCGGAGATGATCCGGCGCATCGACGCGATCAGGTACGGCTAGGCCGTCATCCCTTCTTCCTCTTCCTCGCCGGTCGGCTCCTGCATCCCGCTCAGCTTCTCGGCATGTCGAAGCGGCCCCGTCTCAGGCTCCGGAACTTCTGGTAACGGTGCGTTCACGTCGAGACCGTGGTAGGGCGAATCCTCCTCGCCAGCCAGCCGTGTGCGCGATTCGTCCGGCATGATCACGCCGGCACCAATCGCGGTCGCGTCGGTTTCCATGTTGGTCTTGCGGATCGTCGCGCGCTGCTCTTCGCTCATCGTGCGCATCGGCACCCATTCGAAACCGATCTCAGGATCGACCTCTCCGAAAAGGGACAACTGGGCGACGTTCAGCACTTTCGAAACGAAGGGCGTGTAGATTTCCTGATTCGCGGAAAGGGTGTCCTGAAACACCTCGATCTCGCCATCCGACGTCGCGTTCAGGCCGCTCGGCGTGATACCTGTCAAGTAGACAAGGGGCAAGCCCGAAGGCGAGCACATCTGTTCCTGACTTTGCGCCTGCAACTTGTCCAAGCCGCCCAGCGGGGCCGATACGTTGGTGAACTCTTCGCCGGTCGAGCTATCCACGGCATTGATCCCGTGGTTATCGCGCCCGAGGTTGAACAGCTGCATCCGGTAGAAGAATTCCTCCGCGCCGCCCTTGGCCAGCAGCTTCGTCAAGTCAGTCTTCAGCGTCCAGACCGTGAAAGCGTGGATCAGGTCCGAGACGGATTGCCGCGTGCGCAGCCAGTTGTCAGCATACGGCTTGATCATCTGCGACAGCGAGAGGCCTGCGAACGCGTATGCAGGCTTCAGGATATCGGGCACCTTGCGCGAGACGATCGTCATCAGGCGCGAAGAGTGAATCTCGTTGCCCATGACGAACCAGCTCGTCGGCTTATAGAAAGTCGGATCGAGCGGATTGTCCGCGTTGTACCGGTTCGGATAGCTCCAGATCGGTTCAACGACCGTCAGGCGTTTGAGCGAATTGAGACCGATCTTTGCGGACGACTCGGTCAGCTCGGTTTTGAGCTCGGCCGTGTCGATCTGGTCGGACTCAGCGCCCATGTCGAGGAAGATCTGGGCGCGGCCGAACAACCCATCCTTCTCGATCGCTTCGCGAAATACTGCCTGCACGTTCAGCCGGCGAAACTCGGCTTCAAGGCGTTTGACCTTTTCGACCTTCTTCTCTTCGCCGATCGCCTTGATCTTGATCCACTTGCGGGTCATCTCCCGCGCGTAGACCTCTGCAGGGCGCCGGAACTCAGGGATCTGCGCCCACTCAGCGAGGATCGTGAAGCCAGGGAACGCATAGCCCTCATCGAAGGCGGCGTTGATATTACCCAGCGCATCGAACGCATTGTTCTCGCTGAAGCCCGCATCCATGGCGAGCTTCGCGCCGGTCGTACCAGCGGGAAGGACACCCTTGGGCGGCTCATACGCGCGGAAGTGCTCGGGGGTGAGAGGCTTCTTCTTCGTCTCAGGCTTGGCGCGAAGAGCCAGCACATGGTCGAGCGTCACGCGAAGCGATTCCGCAGCCTGCGCCGGCGTCCGAATGGTCGGCTGTTGACGCGCCGCCATCTGTGCCTTTTTGCGTTGCCTACGGTTCATCGAGTGCGTCCCATGCGGGCGAGTGTCTTTAGATCGTCAGCGGTCACGACCAGCGGCCGCGCGCCCATCAACATGTCGGAGATTGCGTCGACCATCGGATCGATCTGGTCGTCGTGTGCGTGTGTGTCGTCAGCAGTGAACGAATCGCACTCGGCGATGAAGTCATTCACGAAGGGAGCATCTGCGGGGATGCAGACGTTTCCGACGTCGATATGGCTAACCACATCCATGACGCGCGTCAGCTTGTCCTTCGTGCGCTCGATACCCTCAATCGGAATGCCGCCGTCTTCCGACAGATCCTGAATGAGGCCGGTGCCGCTCGCCTTGTCTTCGACGAGCATCTTTCGCAGTACTGGCGCATCCGGGTTGCCTGCACCGATTGCCTTGTGCTTGCTCCAGAAGTCTTTCGCACGCCGCTTCAACTCCGGCGCAGGCCATTTGCCGCGGATCAGGTCGATCAGATAGACGCGGTTGTCGACACCGAGCCCCCAGCACTCGAACACACTGTAATCATTGCGCTCTGCTGTTTTCTGCGCCGTGTCAGCGTAGATCTTCCGATACTGCAGGTTCGGGAGCGCGCCATAGCGCACGAACTTGCCGCTCTGGATAATGCCGCCGCCAAGCGGGGCAGGCCGCTGCATGTATTGGCCGCTGAAGACGAAGCGATCTGCCTTCTCCGACGCCAGCAGGTCCTTCAGCGGCTCCTTGTATGGCCAGTAGCTGAACCGGCCATCTTCGTCGCGCTCCGAGCTATCCACCATCGGGCGGATGTGTTCGGGCAACTGTTCGACGTACTCATCGGTAATCAGCGCGGGAATCTCGATGAATTCCCATTCGCCAGGCACCTTGCCAGCCTTGATGAAGCCCGTCGGGTCTTCCTCGGCCAGCCGCTGCATGATCACGATGATCGGCGTGTCCGGATTGGCCTTCCGGCTCTTTACCGTCGAGATCAGGCGGCGATTCGCCTTGTCGCGGTTCGCCTTGCTGTATGCGTCCTCGACCTTTAGCGGGTCATCAATCAGGATGGCGCCCTGCCACCCTTCCGTCATGTGGCCGGCACGGAAGCCTGTGATCTGGCCGCCGAGCGATGTCGCGTAGACGCCACCGGCCTTGTGGCCTTCGTGCAGGACGTTCCAGCGCTTCTTCGAGTCCGCGTCGTCGGCGATCTCTCGCGTCCAGAGCTCCTGGTACTGCTCGCAGCGCACAACCTCACGTGCCGTGTCGGAATTCAGAAGGGCGAGGTCATCTGAATACGAGATGTGCAGGAATCTGGCGCGCGCATTCAACGCGAGCCCGCGGGCGATCAGATTGATCACCACCTCTTCGGTCTTGGAGGAGCCGGGAGAGACGTTGATGACAACGTTCTTCAGCTCGCCGCGGATCACGCGCTCGACCGTATCCGCGATCAGCACATGGTGCCAGTTGACGCGGAAGTCCAGCCCGTTGCGGACCTTGAAGAAGTACTTCGTGAACTCAAGGTGATCGGCTTCGAGCCGCTCGCGCAGGCGCCGGCGCTTCTCAGCCCGGATTTGCTCCAGGCTCGCGCTTAGCGGCGATGCGCTCAAGGACATCGAGTTCATCATCGGTCAAATCGCTCAGATCGACCGGTCCGGCCGCAGTCTTGATGGGGCCGCCATCCTTGCCGGTGTGCTCCAGCTTCTGTTTGTTCGTGAACGCACCACCGGCTTCTTTCGCAGCCTGCTCGAGCAACTGCGCCATCAACGGCAGGTTGCCGCGATCTTCGGCCAGCATCGCAGCGCGATCGAGCTTGCGGAGACGAACCGCGCGGTGGGCAATCCCGATTCGCGACGTGTCGGTGAGAAAGTTCGCGCGGGTCGACTCAAAGATCGCCCGATATTTCTTCCCGAGCCGCTCTCCAGAACGCTTGGTCGGGTCGTATGCCTCGCATTGCTGCGGCGTCACCACGAGCCCGAATTCCGCAAGGATGTCTTTCGACACCTGAGACGGCGTATCGAAGCAGGCAAGCGCCTGCGTGATGCGGGTTTTCACGGTATCGGACAGAACAGCCATTTTTTGAAACCTTTCCAGGCACTATCCAACTAGGCAGCGCGCAACAGGCAAGTGCCGCATGCGTGCGCAATCGACACATGCCCGAGTTCAGCCGGGCGGCTCGCAGCAGCAACGAGCTTGGCCGTATCGCCAGCAGCTGCTCCCACGCCATAGCGCCGCACGATGCCGACGAACTCTTCGACGTCGTGGCCGCGAATGCCAAGCTTCGGGAGCCCGTCTTTCGTGAAAGCAGGCTCGCCGAACTCATGCCGCTGGCCCACGTGGTAGAGCTCATGCTCCACCAGTGCGCACCATTCGAGGTCGCTGCATTCAAGCGCGTAGCGCGCGTCGAGCGTGATCAGGAACTTCGGCACGCGGCCGAACCATTCGTAGAACTGCTGTTCCTGCCGGGCTTTCTGCCAGCCGCCGGCGCGGATCGCAACCTCTTCGCACTGGCCAACGACGCGGCGCATGTGCTTCGAGTTCTCGACGGCCGCCCACAGATAGGCGATGTCGGCGAAGAACAGGTGCTTGTGCTCCTCGTTGAACAGCGGGGCACCTACGGATAGAAACGACTCCTGTACCCACTCTGAAATGCCATCAGCAGGCGCGATCGGACGAAACAATCGCGATTCTCCGAAAAGCGTTTCCGGAGGCAACGGGCGCTTTGTCGCAAGAGTCACCGCGTTTTCGGGTTTCTTCTTGCGCATTCATTTCTCTCAGGGGCGCGGCGACTGAGGAGAATTCACTCTCTCAAGCTGCACAGCTTCACCGTGCCAATGTTCGTAGGCGGCACGCAGGGAAAAGCTCAGATACAGATGACTCTTTCCCGGACGATGGGGCGGGGCCGTAAGACGCCACCATTTGCCATCAAAGCGAGCGCGGGGCTTGTCCTCGGTTCTCACAGTCGATGCCATCACGCTTACCTGGAATATGTGCCGCCAACTGCGGCGGCAGCACCCGGCATTGCACCGAGACGCGGGAAGTGCAGCGACGACGCGCCGCGGTGGGACACTGGCGGAAGGTGTGCGGATCGAACGCACGCGGCGCGTGAGCACCGGCTACGGCTTAGCAAGCCGACCCATTGCCTCTCTGGCAACCTTCCAGGGTCTGGCGGAAGCGGGGTAGAGTCGAACTCCCAAGGCCTTGCGGCTCGCACGGTTTTCAAGACCGGTCCCGTCGCCAATCGGGTAGCGCTTCCAAACAAACTGGTGGATCGCCTAGGTATCGAACCTAGCCAGCCGAAGCAACTGCTTTACAGGCAGCCCCGCGTCCTTAGCGGAATACCGATCCAGAAAACAAAGTGCCCGGCTCGAGGCCGGGCGAATCCACAACTCTCATCGTGGAGGAGACACGGTTCAGGCCGCGAGCGGCCGCAGGTATTCGACGCTCATGACGTCGGCAATACCGGAATCTGAGTAGTGCGGATCGTGAACGAGCGCGCCGTTGCTGTAGATGACGGCGTGGAGCACACCGCGCGCGGAGCGGCCGCACGCCAGATAGAACTCGGGCAATTCGCCTACCGGATGCCCATTCGCGCGCACGCGCTCCAGCTTGTGAGCCTTTGCGAGCCACTCGTCGATGCGTGCGTACCATTCGCCGCGGCCGAACATGTCCTCGAACGGTGGAACCATCCAGAGCGGCAGGTCGAGCAGAGAGGCATAGCAGGCGGCGAGACAGTTCCCGTTGTGGATGCCGTCGGGCGAGTAGAGCTTCGTTTGCTTGACGGGTGTCATTCTCGATCCCTGGTATAACCTTCACCGAAGCGCGCAACCCGTTGGTTCGCACGGAACCCGCTCAGCCAGCCACGCCGGCAGTCTCGCGCTTGGGTGAAGGAGAGTGGACTAGAATCCAGTGACTAACGAAGAAGTAGCCTTGAACGCATTCACCTTTCGGAGAGGCGTCACCGTGGCACACCGTATCGTTGCAAATCCTGTCGCTTTTCTTACACATGGCATTTCGCCAGTGCTTATGGTCGTGTTGGTGTTCGCGCTTGGGTATGCATTGGTAGGCATTCCCGCCCACTTTGCGCGCGGTCCAGATTCGCGAGACATCTTGGGCACCATCGCAGGCCTCTTCGTCGCGCTTGCCTATCTGACACTTCTCTTCAGCGTCTAGGCGGATCCATCGTCATGCACGAGAGCTCGGATCTACATCCCCCACAGCGCTAGAGCCATACTGTCGAACCACCGCGACCATAGCCAGTGGGCACGCGCCCACTCGTTGAACCAGAGGGCGGCTAGGTGGTTGGGGTTCATGGCATGCCTATTGGCGCGTGGCGAATAGCGCCTCGGCGCCCTCAGCAGGTGTCAGACCAGCTTCGAAGTAACCAGCGAGGGATTCGCGCATCGCGCGGCTCGGGCGCCACGGCGGCGTGATATAGCCTGCAGCGAGCACCTCATCGAAGACGGCGAGCGACCACTCTTCGAGCTTGACGCAGTCGATGTCGCCCACGGTCAGTCCTGTCGCAGGATTTCGCGCAGTGCGATCACGCCGAGTACCACCACGCAGACAATGATGCCAATCACGATATGAGGGATCGGCATGGCAATACTCCAATGCAAAAAGCCCGCGCCGGTGAGGGCTGCGGGCTTTAGAGGCAACTTCGACGTGTATCGAATTCCATAGATTATTGTGGGTGTTTACCACAGTGTCAAGCATTTTCTGCTGACTTTAGGATTCCCAGGCCATCAAGGCGTCGCTCAATCGCTGCCCACGCCAATTCACTCACGCCGGCATCGCCAGTTTTCTTGTTGCCTTCGAGCCAACGACGCACCGCCGTGCTGTGGTTGCTCACCGTGTTCTCGTGCGCGTCGTATTCCTTGGCGATATCGCTCAGGCTGCACTTCACGCCAAAGACACGCTCGATAATTGCGCGGCGCACCCGGTAGTGCGAGAAGCCAGAACACTGGGCGGCGGACGCGGCCGTCAGCCACGAAATCGCGCTCACCCATTCGACGTTGGGTACCTTCCCTGCGCAGCAAGCCGAGCCGCAAGAGCAGGGCACGTCGTGCGGCGCCGCGCGCGCGACGAGCACCGAGAGATGCAGCTCGGACAACTCCCACATCTCGCGGCGAATAAGGCCGGCCTGGCCGGCGCCAGTCAGCCCGATCAATCCCATCCCGGAGCCTCCCGACGGGCCGCGCATCTGCTTGGCCATCAGACTCTCGCCGTATTGCTGCGACGAGAAGGAAAGCGCGAACCGCACTGCATCAAAGGCCGATTTGAATTCGATCTCGTTCATGTCACTCCTTGGTCACGCTTTGAATGTTTGGGATTGCTTTTCCACGTACGCCTTGCAGCGCCGCATTTCCTGAATTTCCGTCGAGGCCTTCTGCTTGCCGCGGCGGCATACGAACTTCCTGACGCCCATGTATTTCTGCACGATCAGCGAATCACAGCCGGCGCATGTCTCTGCCTGCTTTCTCTGGAGCACGAGCATCGGATCGTCGGCGTCGGGCCAGTTGGCGCTCATACCGCTTCCCAGAGCAGTTTCTGGCCGCGGAGCGCTGCATCCGTATCGATGCGCGGGCGCGCCGGCGTATTCCAGTTACTTCCACCACGCTCGCCAAGGAGCTTCCAGCCAGCTGCGCGGAGACTTGCGCCGCCTTCCGTCGGCAGCGTATATGTGATGAGACGTCGGTAGCCCATTGCCTTCACAGCACGCCATGCAGCGCCATAGAGCATCGAGCAGGCATTCCGCGTGCCGTCCGTGCAGCAGCGGTTCACCTCGAGCGTCAGGCCATCATCGTTCCCGCGTGCTACGGGGCGCCCGATAATGGCAACCCCACAGACCTGAGATGCTTGAGCAGCGATCGAATCGATCGAGAACACGTCCACCACCGAGATGCTGAACTTGTGCCCAACCACGGGCTCGTGATGTCGGTGATGCTGAGCAACGAACGCGTTGGCCTCGGCGAGCGAAATCGGGAAGATATCGAGGCTCACGCTTCTTCTTCTCCAGTAACGCCGAGGAATCGGTATTCAATGCAGCCGGGCTCTGGCATGTCGCTCGCCAGCCGCTCAACCTCGCGCGACGGCTTAGCACGCGGCATCGGGGGCGGCTCGCAGCGCGCATCAGGCAGCGGCTGATAGCCGCGAATCTCGCGCTGTGAGAACAGCCGCTTCAGCCAGCGAATCATGCAGCCTCCTTTCTGAGCCGCCGAACCTCGGCCCGATAGAACGTCTTCATCTCTACAATCTCCGGAACGGTGAGCTTTAGCGGGAGGTGCGGCCCTTCGAGACGCTCTACAGCTTCCAGTCCAATCTTCCTCACCAGGCCGACGCGGTACGCGATGAGATTTCCTGAGAGATGCACGTTGCAGGGCCCGCATTGCTTGTTCACGTTGAACGGATCGAAACGGCTTGCTGGATTCGAACCGACGGAACGGTAGTGCCCGGCATCCCATTGACCTCGCCACGACGCTGCTCGCCCGCACGAGATGCAAGGCAGACCAGCGTCGCGTTGACGTATCCATGCGTTGAACGCAGTCTGCAACTCGCGCAGATGCATGCCACGCGTCTTCGCCTTCTCCAGCGCTTCGCGGAGCGACTTGCGCTCATCGCGCTTTGCCCGGGCTGCCTTCTGCGCAGCTACCTTGCGCGCCCATTCGAGCGAGCATGGCACCGAACAGACCTTTGACAAGCTGCTGATAGGCGTGAAAGTGCGCGCGCATATGCGGCATTTCTTCGGCTTGAGCGTGCGATTCATCGCGCGAGCCATCCAAGCCAGAACGCTGCCCAAGGAGCTGCCATCGCGGCGAGCAGCACAACCCCGCGCGATCGCCTGCTGAGATACAGCGGAAAGACAGCGCCGAAGAGCGCGAGATTGACCGCCCAGATCAAGGTTTTCATTCGCCGAAACTCCCCAAGATGATTTCCATTGCCGCATCCGCCGCTTCGGGTGACAGCGCGGGCCAGAGATAGCGCGTGGCATGCTCGCTGCGCAGGAAATCGATTGCGTCTTCGTGGAACTGGCGCATCGTGCCTTCGTCGCACTTGCGGTAGCTGATCGAGCGCGGCACCGGAACGACGCCGCCACGCGGGCCGGCCATCCAGTCCACGAAGCCTGCGCCCAGCTTCAGCCACAGTCGGAATTGCTCGAATGTCTTGATGCGCTCCTGCGATCGGAATACCGTCGACTCAAGCACCATGTGGCGCTTGTGGAACCCACCGTGCCGCGGCGCCCATGTCTCGATGCTGAAGATCTCGCCGGCACCCGCGCGCGTGATCCATTGCCAGAAGCGACGCCACGACTTCTGGTCGTTCTCTCCGAGGCCGTCGATCATCTCGAAGAGCGCGAGGCGCAACGTCGCGCGCTGCTCCTCGCTGAGCTGCAGATCGGTACGCTTGACCAAGGTGATGTCCGTCATGCGGCCTCCCGCGACTGATGCCATTCGTCGACATCCATCGATTGCACGAACACGCGGCCCGTCTCACCACTGGGGACAACCACCATGCCAGCCGCAGCGGCGAATGGATTCGCTCGCTTGTTTCCGCCAGTCTTCGTGCCCTTCGGCAGGAATGGCTTCGGCACATCAGGCATTCCATTCGCGAGTGCCCATTGCGCCGCCCATTTGCCTTTGTTCGGAGGCGGCAACCAGCCCACGATACGAAGATCGGCGCGATACTCGAGCGTGATGTTCTGGGCGCCCCGATAGGTGAGCCCGAGGCGCGCACCAATCTCATGCGCAGTCAGGTGACTCTCCTTCTTGAGAAGCTTCAGAAGGCGATCGCGGCCCGGGCGGAATTTCACGACACCGGAACGCGGTCGGGCCAATCCTTCGCTCTGTGCCATCCGACGCACAGAGTGGGGCGTGTGCCGCGGGAAGAGCGCCATCAGCTCTGCGCAAGACCGAGCGGTTGCGTACTTCTCGCGCAGGAGCGTGATTTCTGGCATCAGCCAATCGTTTCTCATATCGCACCTTTCGCGAGGCGGAGTTTCGTGGGTTTCGGTCCAACTGGGCCGGCCGGCGGCAGTTGCATGACGCCGAGCAAAGGTTTGTTCGATCCGCCGGCGAGAACTGCTTGGGCCGCTTTCGCGTCGCCGATCAGGGTGGGGCGCTCGCTCGTGAAGCCAACCTTGTTGTTCGCAGCTTCGGCGATGCCGACCAGGAGCGGCAAGTATTCGGGGATCTCGCTGCGCATGCGAAAGCCGCGGTAGCGGTTGACGAACTCGTTGCGCACGAACGGCCATTCGTCCTCTTCCTTCGCGCCGAACTGCACCCAGCCGCCCATGTCGGTGATGACGCGGTGGATCACCGGATCGTCGAACGCGACGCTACGGTACGTACCCACCTCGCGCACCGCGCGATCCACCTTCGACCAAGCGACAAGCGCGGCATCCACCGTCGAACCCGCGAGCATCTTCACGACGTCGGCAGGCTTCGGCAGGAACTGCCCGCTGTCCGGGTTCACGCAGTGGCGATTGAGAGCATCGGCGACAGCCGTGAAGTCGTAGGCGAGCATGGCTTCCCACCACACACGCCCAGCGAACTCCGAAAAATCGCTTTTGTAAAACGCGTAGACGTCGGCGATAAGGCCGAAAAATGCGGGTTTGTCCGAAACGTTCACGACCCCTCCTGAGCGAGGCGCTGGGCGATCTCGCGGTTCTTGGCTTCGAGCTGCTGCTGCTTGTTCGGACGCGTGCGCTCACCGGCAAGCGTCTGGCACGTGGCTTTCAGGAACGACGGGGCATCACCAGGGCGGGCGACAACGGCGGAGCGCACAGCTTCGATCACGATATGGTCGCCATAGTCCTTCACGAGCTTTCCAACGAAGCTGCCGCACTGCGGAGCCGGCATGCCACCCTGCATCAGGAGCGATTTGCCAGCGGACCAGAGCTCGTCTTTCGTCATCTGCTCAGCGGACTTCGCAGGGGACGGATTTCCAGACGCGTCAGCGTCAGTACCGTTAGGTACTGAATAACTGGTACTGGTACTGGTACTGGTGTCGTCACTCACGCTGGATTCCCCTGTATGTCCCACGTCTGTCCCGTGGGACATTCCTGGGACTACTACGTCTTTCCCAGTCTTTTCCGCCTCCTTCCGTTTTCTCCATTCGGCCTTCCGGTTCCGGTCCTTGTCACGAGACGCGAGCATTTCGGCGACTCGGCGCGTGATCGTGTCGTGATAGAGGCGTCCATCTTCGGCCTTCCAAAAGCCACGCAGCAGGACGCTTCGATTCTTGGCGAACAGGGCCGGCTCCATACCGATGCGAACTGCGATGAGTTCGTTGTCATCTGGAAGAGAACCGCATGGGGTTTGCTTCCATGCAGTTACCCAAATCATGAAAAGCCACGGCCGCAATTTCCCGGGCGTCAACACCCACGTGTCAGACTGTTCGATTTGCTCGGTATCGAGCTCAAATCTCCAGCCCTTCGATCGGATGTCAGCCGCATACGGCACGGGCCGAACGGTGACTTCAGTCATTACCGGAACTCCGTCATGCAGCCTCAACGGCATCGAACAGCGAAGGCATGGAGTACTCGCGCTCCGCAGCGCGGAGGTAGTGCACCTGATCCATGAAATACGTCGGGTTGAGTTCCGAGCCACCCCCGCGACGTCCCTTCAGGATCGCGCGATAGGGGACCGTGCCGAGGCCGCAGAATGGGTCATAGACCATTTCGTCCGGGTTGCTGTAGCGCTCGATCAGCCGATCAACGATGTCAAACTGCAGCGGGCAAACGTGCTTTTCGACAGCGCGCTTTGCCTGCTCGCCATTGAGCGTGAGCATTCGCGTGACGTCGTGCCAGATCTCGGGGTGGTGGGAGCCGGGCGCCAGACTCATGAATGTCGATGGCAGACGCCCTTGCGCAAGCAGTTCCTCGCCGATCTTGACGTGGAACTCGTAGTCGTAGACGTTCGCGAGCGAGTACTTCGTGAAGAGGCTGGCCAGCTGGTCTGGCCCGAGCGCGGCAAGTTCTTCGGCTGTCAAGAGGCGATCGCCGCTCGAGCGCCAGAACGCGTGGGCGTCAACCTGCCAGCGTGCGAGGCTGTAATCGGTCTTTGCCTTGCGGATCGGCAGATCGGCGTAGCCCTTCGAGCGGTCCGTCTGCGGCTTGTGGAAAAGAAGCACGTATTCCGGCGAACCGACTCCCATCTTCGAGCCGTCCTTGCACATTTCGGTGTAGCCGAGGCGGTAGGTCTGGTTGTTCTCGCGAACAACGTCAGTGTTGACCGTGACCATCCCCATATAGTCGAAGCCGTGCTTGCGCGCATGAAAGATAGCTTCGGCATGGAAAGGGCTGACGGTCGGAATGCCGGCGCCGGTGACGTTGCCGAACAAGATCCGGTCCTTCACGTGGCAGGCATAGATACGACCAGGCTTCAGGATCCTCAGAAGCTGCGGCGTCAGGAAGTCCATCTGCTGCCAGAAGTGATCGTTGTCCTCGGTGTGGCCGAAGTCGTTGTAGCTCGGCGAGTATTCGTAATGATTCGCGAACGGGATCGACGTGACGATCAGATCCTTGCTGTTCTCTTCCTGGAGCTTCGCCTCTTCGACGCAGTCGTTGTTCGCGACGGCGAAACGATCGCCGGTCACTTCGATGCGTTCCACACCGATTGAGCGCGCGAGCGTTTCCTGCATCGCGAGCTGATTCAGACCGTACTTGCGGATGATCTCGGTCATTTTCTGCACCATCTCCTCGTGCTGGGTCCACTTCTGCTGCAGCGTGCGCAGCACTTCGCGTTCGGCCTCGCTGTACACGATGTCGATGCGCACGCGGTGCGGCTGCTGGAAACGCTGGACGCGGTGAATTGCCTGGATGAAGTCGTTGAACTTGAAGCCAATGCCGGCGAAGATTTCGCGATGGCAATGACGCTGGAAGTTGCAGCCGGAACCCGCGATGACCGGCTTCGTGGAGAGCAGGCGATACGCGCCGCTGCCGAAATCGACAATGCGCTGTTCGCGCTCCTCGAGATCCTGCGTGCCCCATACGCTCACGGCGTCCGGTAGCGCTGCCTGGATCGCGTGCCGCTCCGTTTCGAGGTCGTGCCAGATGACGAAATGATCAGCTGGCGCGGCATCAACAATCTCGCGGACCTTCTCTACGCGCGCGGGCAGACTCTCGCGCTTCTCGGCTGCCGCGGCGCTGAGACCTAACGCCGGATCCTGAAACATCAGGACCTGACCGTCGCGGTCGGTACCGGCTTTTGCGTAGTCCGTAGGGACCTCGTGATAATGGACGTCAAGGTCGGGAAGAACGTAGCCCTCGTCGCTATAACCGAGGTCGCTCGGGAACTGGATGAAGATCGCCCAGCTCGACACCCACAACCAGAATTCCTCTTCCTTGTGCGGGTAAAGCGTCAGGTTGCCGGCCTTCTCGCTATCGCGCTGGAAGAAGCGCGTCAGCGCTTGGCCGCTATCCATCACGCCGAGGAACGCGGCGTAATGAATCAGTTCCTTGAAGCGATTGGGGCTCGGCGTAGCCGTGTTGACGAGCTTGAACGGGACGCCCTCGAAAAGGGGAAGGAACTCCTGATACGTCTTGCTGCCAAAGCTGCGCAGCACGCTCGCTTCATCTAGGCTGACGGCCGTGAAACGGCGCGGATCTAGTTTTCCGTCGCGAACGGTTTCGTAGTTCGTGACGTAGAAGTGATGTTCCGCCGACATCTCGTCGGCACCGCGAATGAAGCGCAGCTCAATGCCGAGCATGCGCGCGTCGCGGATCAGCTCCTGACGCACGCCAAGCGGGCACACGATCAGGCCATCGCCGCTGGTCGCAGTGATGATCTGGCGCAACCATTCGCATTGCATGACGGACTTGCCGAGACCAAACTTCGCGAAGATTGCGCGATTACCGCCGAGCACGGCCCAGCGAACGATGTCGCGCTGGTGGGGAAACAGGCACTCGTGCAGAGCGGCCAGCTCGATGCGAAAGCCGTCGAAGCGGGCCATCTTGATCTTCTTCCGCAGGAAGGCGGTGTAGTCGGGCGCGCTCATGCCGCCCTCGCAGTCTTGGCCTTGTACTTCGCCCGCAGTTCCGCGGCGCGCTGCTCGGCTTCGAACAGCTCGCGCATGTCGTCGTCGAGCAGCAGTTCACGCTGATACGTAATCCACTGTGTCATCAGGGTATGTCCGACTAAACACTCAAACGCCGCGACGGCGGTGATGGGCATGTGCCATACCTTGCCGGCGCCATCACGGCCGTTCTTGATCTTGGAAAATTGTGAAGCGGACAAACCCAGCGTCCCTGCATACGTTTTTTCCAGGAACTTGAACTTTGAGAGTTCAATCGATTTCCTGATCAGGCCCGACTCGCAAGTAATTGATTCGACTACAGATTGATCCACCGGCTGCGGTCGATTCATACGACACATGAGCGGCAATTCGAACTGAGTGGCATCAGTTGACACTGGAGTTGACACTTGATGCTCCGGGAAAATTAAAGCGCCTCGAGGACGCTAACGAATGAAATAAGGACTGCTATGTGCTTACAAAACGACTTTGGCTTGCTTCTCTGTACCGCTCGATCCGCCTACGGGCGGCTGGACGTCGTCGCTGGCATCGATGCGGTCCCGATCGGGGGCGCACAGAACAACTCTCAAGGTCGTCCAGTCTTCATGCGGATTGAGTTCTTCGCACCGCACACCTGTTGCGCGTTCAATCGCGGCGCACATACTGGCATCGCTTACAATTCCCTTCTTTTTCCAGTAGGCAACCATCTGCTGGCTTGCCCCAATGGCGACTGCAAGATTCGTTTGGCCCTCTGCTTGCGCAATGGCCTTTTCGATTCCAGTCTGCGGGGTGGGCGGTTTCTTTGGCATGTCAGTGAATGGTCTGTCTACAAGCGTATTTGTAGCACAGGGCGAATCACTCTACAAGCACTTTTGCAGCGTCTTAGTACAAAATCCTTTGTATGAAAAAGACGTTCGCCGAAAGACTTGAGTGGGCGATGGTATGCGCAGGGCTAAACCCCCGCACGGACCAGAGCGCGCTCGCGAGACAGGTGCCCTGCAAGCCGCAGGTCATCCAATACCTGCTTGATCACGATAAAAACGCGAAGGGCAGCAAATATACAATCCGCATAGCCGATGTCTTAAAATGTGACCCCAGATGGCTCGCTGATGGGTTGGGGAAGGCGCCCACACAGTCCGATCTTGTTGGTGACCACAAAACGTCACAATCTGATACGTCGATCAGCACCCCAGATAGCGATCTATTTGGTGAACGGTTGCTTAATAGCAGCGATACTCTAGTGGCAGGGGACCTTCCAAATCCTACAGCTGACGAGTTCGCTATCGTGCCGCAACTAGACATCGCCGCTGCTTGCGGCAATGGCCGCTTTGAAGACCACGTGGTCGTCAAGGGCGGCCTGGCATTTAAAAAAACATTCCTGCGAGAGTACGGCGTACCGGAGCACTCGGCTCGGATCATCTATGCCGAGGGCGCGAGCATGTACCCGAAGATTCAGGACGGGCGTGTCGTTCTATTGAATACGGCCCAGCGAGATCCCATTGAAGGGAAGATCTTTGCGGTGTGCATGCCCGACGGCGGATTGGTTCTCAAGCGTCTGGTGCGGGAGTACTACCCACCAGCTGGCTCTACTGTCTGGATCATGCGTAGCGACAATCCGGACAAGACGGAATTCCCCGACAAGATGCTTCCGCCAGATGACCGCACTCTAATCATCGGCCGAGCCGTCTGGACCGACAACATTCTGTAACGTCTACAAAGACGTCCAGATATGTAGCCCGCCTCGAGCGGGTTTTGTTTTGTCGTCTGCTACAAAAATAACTGTAGAAAGTTCTTGCGCCTACAAACACGCTTGTATAAGATGAAGTCCATAGCAGCAAGCAACACAGCGCAGCGGCGCGCCGATCCAGTGACAGTGGATCGGGATCTTTCAAAATTCGTGGATAAAAGGTGTCACGGCGAAAGCCCGAGCGCACACACGTCCGAATCCCACCGCGTGAGTAGCAGGAAGAGTGGAAATGGCCGAACCGTATCGACGGGGATGCTTCCTCGAAAGAGGCGCGCAACATCGCGTCGATCGCGTGGTAATCGACGCAACCGTGCGGGACCGGGAGCCGGCATAGCTGGAAGTAGTCCGGCCCGCACGTAAAGCAATGTCTGTCGCGGCAAGCGCATTCGATGAGTGCTCTTGCCGGGACTGGATGGCTTCCCACTTCAAGACGGTCCCCCTAAATGTCTACCAAGTGGAGAACTGGTGGCCACTTACCCGCTACCCGACTCGCCGCCGTAAGCGGCCTGAATTCCTCGCCCGGCGGATAAACGGGAATTTCCTGTAGCACGCTTTGTTGGGAATGCCGCCCGTTAGGCGGCTTTAGCAAGTTCTTTGCGTGTTCCAGTAAGTTAGGACAACTGGAGAGAATCATGTTCGCAACCTATGCAGCCATTGGCTTCTCGATATGGTTCATCCTGGTCCTGTTTGCATGTGCCTTCATCCGCGGCGCCAGTGAACGTCGCGAAGATCAACAGCGGTGGGAACCCAGGAGATATCAATGATTGAAGTAAAAAGCAACGTCGCCGAGAAGATCAGGGAGATCTTGGCGACGCAGTACTGCACGACGGTGGACGAGCTGCGTGACGATACACGCTTGGTCGAAGAACTCGGTGGCGATTCGCTGGATCGCATCGAACTGGTGATGGCAGTTGAGGATGAGTACGACATCGAGATCCCAGACGAAGATCTCGACAAGTTCACCACGGTTCAGTCGATCATCGAATACGTGCAATCGAAGGTCTAGCGCGACACACTGGAATTTCCCATCTTTCTTCCATTCTGTAGAGAACCCATGAACGCACAAACCACCGAAGTCGCGGCGATCGCGCTTCCCGAACTCGCCGAAGGCGAAATCTATGTCGGCTTGATCGGCGACGCAACCCGCAAAGCGCATCACGTGATCCTGCTTCCCGGCGACAACGACGGCGCCAGTTGGAACGACCAGATCGAGTGGGCAAAGTCGATCGGCGGTGACCTTCCGAACCGCATTGAGCAGGCCATGCTGTGGGCCAATCATCGCGACCAATTCAAGAAGGATTGGTACTGGAGCAATGAGGAAGAGTCAGCCGGCTGGGCCTGGTTTCAGCTCTTCAGCTATGGCACCCAGCACTACCTCGCTCACGACGGTGAGTTGCGCGCCCGCGCCGTCCGCAGATTGTTCATTTAGTCATTCGCCAATTTTCTTCGGCGTCTGATCTTGCAATACCCCGTGAGAGAAGGGGCGTAGTACGGCGTGGGTGTGGCTGGAGGTGGGCTGCGGGAAAGCCTCCACGAATTGCCTAAACGCAGCCGCCGGCCCCAAGTGCAGTAGCGAAGGTGAAAGCCGACCGAGATTAACCAGGCTTGACGGCCCCGAGAGTAGGGGCATCCTCAGCAGTGATCGGTTGGCGACACCGGCCGGGCCCCGGTGTAACGCTTCTCCGGACACGAAGAGCGCGGCGCAACGTTGCCTTATACGAGCGCTGACCGATCACTGCTGAGGATCGAAAGATCCCGCTATGAAGCCAGCCCGGCTCCAACAGGGTCACGCGGGTGGGAAGCCCGTCAAATAGATCAGGAGTACTGAAATGGGAAAGCATTTCAATGCCAATGTCTGGCGCGAATACGACAGCTGGCGCACGCGTGAGCCGGAAGAGGCAGAGCTGCTGACTGCGGAAGAGCGCGAGACGTTCGCCATCGTGGATGAGGACTATGCCCGCGATGCATCCGACGCTCAGGACGAAATGGGACCGCGTTTCCGCCCGGCATACCGTGTCCGCTTGATGGATGAGATGTGAGATGGCCGTCGACCTCTCATGGGTTTTCAAAAAATCGAAGCCCGAGCCGGTCTCTGGCTGGGAATCCGCGTTCGCTGATTCTCGCGCGCATGGCCACAACACGGACGCCTACACGTTCCAGATCGCGTGGGCGTACGCAGAGGATCACTTCAAGCGTCAGCCGCGCTTCAGCGAAACGTCGTGCTCGCAATGCGGCAAGGATCTCGGCCCTGGCGATGCGGGTGTGAGCAGCTGCAGTGAACACGGAGCGTGACATGAACCGCCTGCACCACTTCATTTTCATCGGCAGCAACGCGTACCTCGAATTCACTTTCGTACCGTGGCTGAACAAATCGGTGTATCGCCGGACTGTGGATCTCAAAAACGTATGTCTCCAATAAAGCCGATCGATGAGCATCAGGCACGGAGCCTCGATGTTCTGTATGTCCTGATGGCGAGCTTCGCGGCCGTGGGGGCGATGACCGTGGTGATTTTCATGTTCACGAGGAGTCTCACATGCTGCGGATGATTGATCTTCGCCACGTCGAAACCGGCCTGAGCGAACGCGAAAAGCGGGAGGCCGTCGAGGAATGTCAGCGGCTTCGCCAGCGCGAGCAACTCGGCACACGGCATTTGCTCCATCCAGCAAACGCTCCCCGGAAGGGCGTCTATAACCCGCTTACCGGAGCGCGCCTGTCGTGATCAGGGCTCTCGATCGCTTCCATGCGAAGCACCCACGGTTAGCTCTATCGCTGGCGATTCTGGTGGCCTTCATTTGTCTCTACATCGCCAACGAGATTGACAACGAAAACACGGCTGCTCTGCGTCTGCAGATGGCAACTACTTCAAAGGGAACGACATGACACGCATTATCGCTATGGACTCGGTCGAGTCCTCGCAGATCCACAGCATCGGCCACGATGCTGAAACGAGCACGCTCGCGATCCGGTTCAAGAACAATGCCGGCGAGCCGACGTCGCTGTACCACTACGCGAACGTCGATGTTGACACGTTCTCGGCATTCAAGGGCGCCGAGTCGATCGGTTCCCACTTCTACAAGAACATCAAGCCGTTCAAGGGCAAGTACCCGTACGAAAAGATCGAGTCCGCGCCGGCCGCCGCCCAGGAGCAGGCATGAACACGGCATTGAGCGTGCGCCAGGAATTTGGCGCACAGGAAACCACGACTGCGCTCGTGGAGACTGCATCGACCGCGATCGCCGCGAAGTCCAAAGCGATGGTCGAAGCCCGCTACATCATGGCGATGCAGCGTCCGCGCAACTGGGATCAGGTCCGTCAGGACTTGATCTCGGAATGTAAACGGCCGCTCTTCGCGAACAACAAGAGCGCGTATTACCGGAAGCCCATCGGCAACGGTGTGGAGGGTCTGGGTATTCGATTCGTCGAAGTCGCACTCCGATGCATGAAGAACGTGCTGGTCGAGACGACGATGACGTTCGAGGACGAGACGAAGGAGATTCATTGCGTAAGCGTGACCGATCTCGAATCGAACTTGACCTATCCGCTCGATGTTCGTGTGTCGAAGACGGTCGAACGGTCGAAGCCGATGGACGATGGCTCATACATCTCGGTTCGCAAGAACAGCTACGGAAAGATGACCTATACCGTGCCGGCGAACGACGATGACCTGTTAAACAAGCGTGCTGCTCTGATCTCCAAGGCCATCCGTACGCTGGGTCTGCGCGTCATCCCCGGTGACCTTCAGGACGAAGCCGAGGAAATCATTAAAGCTGTGCGGATGGACGAAGCCGCACGTGATCCTGGCGCCGAGCGCAAGCGCATCGCGGATGCTTTCGCTGAGATCGGAGTGAAGGCGGCAGACCTGACGGATTATCTCGGGCACTCCCTCGATACATGCTCGCCTCCCGAACTCGTCGACCTTCGCGGTATCTATGGCGCGATCAAGGACGGCGAGGCGACATGGAAATCTGTCATGGAGAACAAGGCCGAGCAGCAAGGTGGTGGAGAAGGCGGCTCGAACTCATCGGGCGACAGCGCATCGGCAGCCAAGGTGACACCGGTTTGCACCGCCGAAGAGTTCGAGAAGAAGAAGACCGACTGGCGTAAGCAGATCGTCGAGAAGACGAAGACCCCTTCGGAATTGGTCGCGATGATCGAAACGAAGAAGCGCCTCACCGAAGACCAAAAGATGACCATCGACAGCTGGAGCCACGAAAATGACTGAGCGCGTCATCCATAACCTCGCCCAGGGATCTGATGAGTGGGCCCAGTTCCGCCTGACTCGCTTCGGTGCGAGCGAAGCGGCCGCGATGCTCGGCATATCGACGAAGGTCAAGCGCACCGAACTGCTGCATATGAAGCACACCGGCACGCCGAAGGAGTTCAGCGACTGGGTGCAGAAGAACATCCTCGACTACGGCCACGAGGTAGAAGCGCTCGCGCGCCCACTCGTCGAGGAACTGATCGGCGACGATCTGTATCCGGTGACGTGTTCCCTCGGTCAACTCTCGGCGTCGTGCGACGGACTGACGATGTCGGAGGAGATAGCGTTCGAGCACAAGCAATGGAATACGAGTCTAGCCGATTCGGTGCGCGCTGGCGTGCTGCCAGAAGAATACTGGCCGCAGTGCCAACAGATCATGCTTGTGACCGGTGCGAAGAAGGTGATCTTCGTCGTGTCAGATGGAACATTCGATAACTTCGAACGCGTCGAGATTGAGCCTGACGAAGCATGGTTCGAGCGTCTGCGCACCGGCTGGGAGCAGTTTTCGAAGGATCTGGCCAGCTACGAGCCGCGCGATATCCCCGTGCCACCGAAGGCCGAAGCCATCATGGCGCTTCCGGCACTCGCCGTGCAGATCCGCGGCGAGGTCATCACGAGCAACCTGCCGGCGTTCCGTAGTGCCGCCGAGACGTTCATTGCGAGCATCAAGACGGAACTGAAGACCGACGAAGACTTCGTCCAGGCGGCTGCCACCGTCAACTTCTGTGACGACGCCGAGAAACGTCTCGCGGCAGCGCTGGACGGTGCGATCGCCCAGATGTCGACCGTCGATGAAGTGAAGCGCACTGTCGAGCATCTGATTGAGCAGTTCCGCACCAAGCGTCTCGCGCTCGACAAGCTGGTCGAAAAGCGTAAGAAAGAGATCAAGGAGAGCGCGGTCGAGGAACGCCGCCAGAAGTACTTCGACCACGTCGACGCACTGAACAACGCATTGGGCGACGTGAGCATTGTGGTTCCGACGCCGGATTTCGTCTCCGCAATCAAGGGGCTGAAGACGATCGCCAGTCTGTACGACAAGCTCGACACTGCACTCGCCAACGGCAAGATTGTCGCTGATACGGCAGCGAGGGATCTGCGCACCAAGCTGGACTGGTATGAGCCGCACGCCGAGGCGCATGGATTCCTGTTCCGCGACCTGCAGACGCTGATCCAGAAGCCGAGCGAAGACTTCCAACTCGCAGTGACGTCGCGCATTGCGGAGCACAAGCGTCAGGAAGACGAAAAGGAAGCGAAGCGCAAGATAGATGAGGCCGCCGCACAGGCGACCGCTCCGGGAAACGATGGTGGGGCGGCTATTCCTATCTCGTCCTCGACCGCCCCGGTTGTCGCTGCTGCAGACACTGGCAAGAGCGCCGCGGCACCTTGGTTTGCTCCCGCGCGAACGGTGCCGACCAGCTCGCCCACTTTGCGCCTCGGCCAGATCAATGAACGTCTTGCGCCGATCGCGCTGACGGCAGAAGGGTTGGCAACTCTGGGGTTCAAGCACGCCGCGACAGACAAGGCTGCGAAGCTGTACCACGAAGAAGCCTTCCCCCAGATCTGTGCGGCGTTGATCCGCCATATCGAAACGGCAGTTCAAGACCTCGAACACGCCGCGTAACCGAACCGCCTCACTCCAGCCACGATGAAGCGCAGCCGCCTCCCTGCGTACGGATCTCGGTAAGCGCTGCGAGTGAGGCGCCATATTCTGAGGATGACATGAACAAAGAGCAGATTTACGACGCGCAGATTTCGCCGTTAATGGGCAAGATCATCGAGATTTGCCGCCTCAACAAGATAGCTTTTGTTGCGTCGTTCGCGATCCCCAACGAAGAGGACAACAACTTGTGTTGTTCGTCCGCAATGCTGGGCGATGAGTTCGAGCCACCTGTGGAGTTCAAGCGAGCGTGGAACGAGATCAAGCCCGGTGGTAGCAGGCCGATGATGCTGCGCACTGAAGATGGTGATGGACGCGTCACTCTGACCGCGATTGTCTGAGGTATCGGGATATGAGAGACGATATCACCAAGTATCTGGGCACCGTACAGCAATCGACAGCCAAGACGATCGCTTCGCGGATTGGCATGGATCAGCTGGAGGTAGCGCGAGAACTCAACCACATGCTGGCTGACGGACTTGTCGAGCGCGAGAAAAAGCACGGCGCTGGCAATGAGTACTACTACTGGCTATCGCGTGCAGACCGCGCACCCGAAGCATCGGACCAGACTACGGAAGCTGCCACGATGGTGGAAGCGTCGTCCGCTGCACCGGCGACTGATGCGATCGAGCGGCAAGTGATCGCGCTCCGGAACCAGATCGTCGATCTCAACGCGCGCCTCGAAGCAGGCGGGTCGTTGCGCGTGCAGATCGAGACAGAGCGCGACGAGCTGAAGATCGAGAACGACGCGATGAAGCAGGCGAACACAAAGCTCCGCGAGAACAACGCGGCGCTCGAGGCGCGTATCGATGAACTGACGCTCGGGCCGGTTGGCGCGAAATCGCCGCTGTTCGTGACCGTGGGTCGCTATTCAAAGCCGATGCGCCACGATTCGCTGGAGAAGGCCCAGAAGAGAGCGGCGGCGCTGGTTCGTGGCGAGAAAGAAAGCCGGGTTCTGGTGTTGGAGCCAGTCGGCAGTGTGATCCGCGGCAGCGAGTGGCTGCCACGCAAGACGGCATAGCTCAGGTTTGATCCCGTGCCGGTGCGTGAGGACTACGCGCTGGCTTTTGATGGGCCGCTCACACAGGGCTCACTTTTTTAAAGGACAGGAAATGCAACAGATCCAGATTCCCCCGCTCGCTGAGGGTGAGATCTACCTCGGTGGCTTCGTCGTTGCGAAAGGTGACGTGACACACACGATCCTGCTGCCTGGCGACAACGCCGATGCAACGTGGCAATCGCAGATGGAATGGGCGAAGAGCATCGGCGGAGATCTGCCGACACGTGTCGAACTGGCCGTCGCATTCGCGAAGCACCGCGACCAGTTCGAACGCGACTACTACTGGTCGAACGAATCGGAAGGATCCGGCTGGGCCTGGTATCAGACCTTCAGCAGTGGCTCCCAGACCTGCAACGTTCGCGGCAATGAGTTGCGCGCCCGCGCCGTCCGCAGATTGTCGATTTAATCATTCACCCATTTTCAACGGGACATTGCAATGACGACCACGCTTGAGGCCATCGAGGCCGCGCACTCAAAACTCGTCGACGATCATGCGCGCATTGGCGCCATGATCGATGAGTTCAAAAAGCAATCCCAGGCAACCGAGTACCGCATCGAAGCGGTCACGATCCCGCTTGCGGCCGGTGAGCGCTTCGCAGGAGGGATCCTGAACGAAGACGGCACGCTGAGCCACTATCTCATCCTGTTGCCCGGTCAAGCAGACGATGTGGACTGGAACGCTGCGCGCGAATGGGCTGCACAGCAGGATGGCGATCTGCCAACACGTCGCGAGCAGTCGCTGCTTTTCGCGAATCTCAAGCACGAGTTCGAAGAGCGCTATTACTGGTCCGGCGAACAGCACGAGGAAAACGCCGGCTGGGCCTGGTGTCAGCTCTTCTACCATGGCCACCAGTACTACGACGCTCACGACGATGAGTTGCGCGCCCGCGCCGTCCGCAGATTTATTCCTTCAGTAATTTGATCATTTAAAACGCCGTGGCTCTGCACACCCAATTGCCCATTTATCGAGCGGCGTATGCGCTGCTCGATATCGTCACCGATCTGGCCAAGGACATGCCTCGCAACTTCAAGCGCTCCATCGGCGAGAAGATCAGTGCGGAATGCATCGAGATCATGGTGCTGGTGTTTCGCGCAAATGTGGCATCCGACAAATCTCCCCATCTCACCGAACTCCTCGAGCGCCTTCAGGTGATCGAGTTGCTTCTTCGGCTGGGTATGGACAAGCGGCTCATCGTGCGACCCGCCTACGCGGGTGCGATCGAACAGACGACGAGCATCGGAAAGCAGGCCAACGGTTGGAAAAACTCCGCAAGTCGCCCGCTCCGTGGTGGTCAAGGCTCCCGCGGCTGAGCGATCTTCAATCTGGTCGTGCCGCTGGCCCACAAGGCCACCGCCATGCGTATCAGGGAAACCGGCTGCCGGTGTGCAGAAAGGTCCCGCGCAGTTTCCCGGCTGAGCAATCGAACGGGCGACGTAGATAGCACGATATTTCCGGCTGGGCCTGGTATCAGAACTTCAACAATGGCAACCAGAACTACAACGATCACAACAATGAGTTGCGCGCCCGCGCCGTCCGCAGATCGAAATACCCTCTCGTTTGTCGAGCTTGTCGAAGCCTATCTCGACTGCCGGCGTACGAAACGCAACACCGGCGCCGCGCTGGCGTTCGAACTGAACCTCGAGCGCAACCTGCGGCGCCTTTACGACGAACTGGCAGCCGGAACTTATGTGCCAGGGCGTTCAAAGTGCTTCGTCATCACGCGACCGAAGCCGCGCGAAGTCTGGGCCGCGGAGTTCCGCGATCGCATTGTCCATCACCTGCTATACAACCGGATCGGACCTCGCTTCGAGCGCTCGTTTATCGCAGATTCGTGCGCCTGTATCGAGGGACGTGGCACGCTGTATGCCGCACGTCGTCTCGAAGCGAAGGTGAGATCGATCACGCAGAACTGGTCACGCCCCGCGTACTACCTGAAGTGCGATCTAGCAAACTTCTTTGTCAGCATCGACAAGAGGATCCTGCTCGAGTTGTTGCTGGCGAAGATCTCCGAGCCCTTCTGGCGTGCGCTGACCGAGCTCGTGCTGATGCACGATCCACGGGCCGACTTCGTCTACCGCGGCGACCCGGCAATGATGGAGCGCGTGCCGACGCACAAACGCCTGATGGAACAGTCCAAGCACCTTGGGCTCCCGATCGGAAACCTGTCGAGCCAGTTCTTCGCGAATGTCTTACTCGACGTTCTCGACCAGCGTGCGAAGCATGAACTCGGCGCTCGACACTACATCCGCTACGTCGATGACTTCGTGATCCTGCATGAATCGCCGCGCTATCTCAATGACGTGCTCGCGGACGTGACGGCGTTTCTGCCGGCTCGCCTCGGCGTCCAGATTAATCCACGCAAGACCATCCTGCAGCCTGTGGCGCGCGGAATCGATTTCGTTGGTCAAGTCATCAAACCGTGGCATCGCGTGACGCGTAAGCGCACGCGCGACGACGCGTTGCGGCGTGTGGCCACGGCACCGCCGGCGGACGTGTTTGAGATGGCGAACAGCTATTTCGGACTCTTGCGTCAGGCGACGGCCAGTCATCAAGATCGCGCACGGCTGGCGAATGTGGTGCGTTCTCGCGGCCGTTCCGTCGATGCTGCTTTCACAAAGACTTTTAGAGGAGGTGTATGAGTCGCTGCCTGCTTCATAAGACAAAACTCGAAGCCTTCAAAAATTGGCTAGACGCCTCTGGGATCGAGCATCGACCTCCGCGTGGAGATTTTCAAGTCCTTCAGATCAAAACAAAGAACCGCCAGTGGCAATGCGTCTTCGATCGGATCGAGGCGCCTGAGCACTACACGGTGGCTTGGCCACTAGAGCCGATCGTTCGGCGATTCATCCGTGCATCGAGGAGACATGTACATGAAGCGTGACAACATATCTCTGCCGCTTGATCTGGGTAGCGAACTGATCATCGACAACTTCGCCGGTGGTGGTGGCGCAAGCACCGGGCTCGAGCGCGCATTCGGACGCCCGGTCGACGTCGCGATCAACCACGATCCCGAAGCACTAGCCATGCACGCGGCGAACCATCCGCAAACGGTGCACTACTGCGAGAGTGTATTCGACGTCGATCCGATCGCCATCACCGGAAATCAGCCGGTCGCGCTCGTCTGGCTTTCGCCCGACTGCAAGCACTTCAGCAAGGCGAAGGGAGGCAAGCCGGTTAGCAAGAAGATTCGCGGGCTCGCATGGATCGCCATTCGCTGGTGCCTGCGCGCACCGCGAGCCTTCATGCTTGAGAACGTTGAAGAGTTCGTGACGTGGGGCGACCTGATGGAGACCTCGCCTGGTGTTTGGCTTCCTGATCCTGCGAAGAAGGGCGAAACCTTCAAGGCGTTTCTCGGCATGCTGACGACTGGGATCGATGTGGACCACCCTGCACTTGTAGAAGTCTGCGAAGTGCTTGAGATCCCTATCGATGGGCCCGACGCTAGACGACTCGTGAATGGTCTTGGCTACAAGGTCGAATGCCGCGAGCTGCGCGCCTGCGACTACGGCGCGCCGACGATTCGCAAGCGCTTCTTCATGGTCGGGCGCCGCGACCATCTGCCGATCGCCTGGCCGGCGCCGACACATGGTGATCCGAAGAGCGCGGACGTACGCGCGGGCAATCTGTTGCCGTGGCGCACCGCGGCGGACTGCATCGACTGGACGCTGCCGTGCCCTTCGATCTTCGAACGCGCGAAACCGCTGAAGGACGCGACGCTGCGCCGCGTGGCGAAGGGCATCATGAAGTTCGTAGTGAACAGCACGAATCCATTCATTTTGTCGGTCGCGCATAGCACGACCACTGGCCGCGGCCCCAATGTCTGGAGCATCGACGAACCACTGCGCACGATCACGGGGGCTAACGACAAGTACATCGTTGCACCGACTCTGATGCACGTCACGCATCACGGCGGCGACCGCACGGCATCGGTCGATGCCCCCATCGCCACGGTCACAGGCGCGAATCGCGGTGAGCAGGCGCTTGTCGGTGCGACTCTGGAGAAGATCCCTACGTTCGATGAATGGATTTCCGCCACGAAGTCAGTCGGCGGTACGCGCCGAGAATATGACCGAATCTATGGGTGCGACGATCTTGCCGCTGCCACGCTGATCCAGACCGGCTACGGTGAGCGTGAAGGTCAAGAACCGCGCGTGCCGGGGCTCGACAAACCGCTCGGAACGGCCGTCGCGGGCGGCGTGAAGCATGCAGTTGTGTGCGCCTTTCTCGCGAAGCACTACGGCGGCCATGAGTCATCGGGCGCGGCACTCGACAAACCGACGAGCACGATCACGACTCAGGATCACCATCATCTTGTCTCGTCACACCTCGTCAAGCTACGCAACAACCAGTTCGGCCAGGACGTGCGCGAACCGATGCCGACGCTCACCGCCGGCGGCGGCCACGTCGGCGAAGTGCGCACGCTCCTGCAGAAGTACCACGGTCCTGACGCGCTCGGCATCGTGACGATCGGTGGCGAGCAATACGCGATCGTCGACATCGGCATGCGGATGCTCCAGCCGCACGAGCTGAAGCTCGCACAGGGCTTCCCATACAGCTACGTGATCGACCCAGTAGTCAATGGCAAACCGCTGTCGAAATCGTCGCAGGTGCGCATGATTGGCAACAGCGTGTGCCCTGACGTCGCCACCGCACTGATCGTCGCGAACTTTGCGCACGAGAAGCAGATGGCTGGTAATGCAGCATAACGGAGACGATCATGAGCAGATCCGGATATAGCGACGATTGCGACGATCAATGGGGCCTCATTCGCTGGCGAGGCGCAGTCAAGGCATCGATCCGTGGCGCTCGCGGCCAAGCGGCGCTGAAGGAGTTGGCCGCCGCAATGGATGCGATGCCAGACAAGACGCTTGCAGCGGAATCGCTTGCCAACGAAGACGGCGAGTTTTGCACACTGGGCGTTCTCGGGCAGGCGCGAGGACTCGACATGGCCCCTATCGATCCCGACGACTGGGAAGCCGTCGCGAAAGCATTCAATCTCGCGCCCGCGATGGTTCGGGAAATCGTCTACGAGAACGATGAATGCCTTTATCCATGGGATTGGGTAGATGTCGAGGTGTACGGGCCCATTCGGCGTTATGAGCCGCGTATTCGCTCTGTGCGCGTGGCCATACCTGGAGAAACGCTCGGCGCACAGCGCTGGCATCGCATGCGTCAATGGGTC